CACTTTGTTTACCCATTAGTAGTTGGGATGAAGAAATATCACTACCTGTTTTAATATGAGCACCTAAACAAAAATCAATAGTAGCAGAAGAAACATTCAAATCGCCAGTATAAGTAGTTTGTTGAGCATGTTGATCAACACCGTTATAAACATGAGCCCTTCCAGGAAATACTTCACCACCAGCAGCAACCCTATCCTGATCACCTATTTTATTGACAGCTTCAGTTTCAGTATTATCTTCATTATACCATAAACCAGTTAATCTTCTAAGAATAGAAGAAGGTAAATAAGGAGAGCCATCTATATAACGATTATCCTTGAGATAACCATTATCATTCATAGGATTATCAAGTCCACTCCAATACATCCAAAGTTTAAATTCTCTATGGATTATAGCAAGTTCATCTTCAGTTAATACTTCACCATCTTTAAGAATCATTATCCAATATATACGATAAGGTGCTATATTACTATATTTAATTATAGTTCTTTCATAATCAAAATTGATAAGATCATCAACTTGAACATTTATAACAGAGCCAAAATCAAACCATAGCTTATCATCATCAGAATCATTAAACTCTGTAGTATCAGGTGCATTAAAAAAAGCAGTAGATGTATCAGGAATACTCCTAGTAGTAAAATCTCTATTGACAACTGTGATAACATCACTTTCATCAAGATCACTAATAAGAGTATCTACACCTTGCTTTCCAGTCCATAAAAAAAGTGCTTTGTCAAGAATACTTTGAGGTAATGAATAACCTGAGTATTTCTTAAAAACCATAGCACTTCCAACACCTTGTACTAAACCCATAACTTTAAGATTTCATGTTTACTTTAAGAGTTCCTGCGGTACATATTACTTTACTAAATCCTTTTTTACCATTGGTAAGAGTATCAATACCTTTTACTAATTCAACACCATCAATGCCCATATCAGTAACTAAATTTTCAGTATTATCCGGTTCATAAAGATGACTAATAATAGCACCATCTTCACGTATTTCAATACTTGCAATAGCACCTTCTAAAGTACCACTAGCAACGGCAGAATCTACAATTTTAGTTCTACCTGAACCACCATACATTGTATAAAGTGCTTCTAAAAGTCTATTAAATTTATCCATTTTTTATCTTTTAATTAATTAAAACTAATATTATAATTCGTTTTTAAAATATAATTAATTCTATCAATAGCAAGTTTTATTTCAGTTTCATTATATGTAGGAACAGCAAGGGCGATATACGGAACATCACCAACACTACTATAATCAACTTCATTACCTAACATAACATAACCATTTTCTCCAGCCTTAAAAAACTCTCCAAGTTCATATTTAAAATAATCTGGAATGTACCTTTCTAAAATAGGATCATAACTACCATAATCAGGATAATAGTTATTACGAGTATTATCATACAAAATAAGAGTATCAAAATAATTTACTAATTTCTTTAATAATAAAAAATTAACCTTATCATAAAGATTTACTAAACCAAAATTAGACTTAGAAATATATTTTTCACAATAACTTAAATAAGCAGTGTCAATATTACTTCTAAAATTATGCAGTTCATACAGTAAATAATCCATGTTGTTTTATTTATAATATAAGATACAATATTATTAATTAAATACTGAAATCAAATATACGAATTTATACAAATATAAAGTAAATTAAATGATCAATTTCAAAAGTTTTTTTTAATCATTTTCAGTTTCCCTGTAGAATAGAAGGATTACAACAGTCATTAATCAACATAGTATTCATTTGCTGTATTAGTAATAGCTTCAATCATTTTAAGAGTTGCCGTATCATTAGAAGCATTTTCAGCAGATTTAGTTATGGCAATATTTAAACCATCCATTATAAGTAAATCTAAAAGACTATTGATATCATAGTTATCCGAAAAGAATTTAAGATCTAAATTAATAACCTTGCTATTAATTATAGAATTAACTTTATCAAGTATAGCTAATCGTTCTGTAAAAGCTTCGGAATCATCATAAGAACCTCCATTTAATACTTTATAAGTATAATCGAGTATTCCATCTGGAAATTCTACATAATTACTAGCATCATAATCTTCAGTTTTTATAATACTTAATTCACCAGTACTATCCATTACTAAGCAAAAGGTAATTTCAGACTGAGAAACTATTGGGACTGCAGTAGTACCAAAAATATAATTATCAGGTAAACTAAAACTAAATTCTTTAGTTTCTGTAGGAGTTTTAAAAGTACCTTCAAATAGAACATCGTACTGTATGCGATCACCGTCATATGTAAAATTATCAAAATCAAGAACAGCACCTCCCCAACCAGAAAGTAGTCCTTCATCATCGAATTGAAGTGTAGCATCTGTAAAAACATAACCCTTATTATTTCCTATTGGAAATTTATTTAATGATAAATATATCATATCTTTAAGCTTTATTTACGTTATTATAAAATTCATATTTTATATTCTTAAATATATCATTTAATTTGATATAAAGAATATCATAGTTATAGGTAGTATCATCAACTTTTAAACTATCATCATAAACATAGTTATAAATTGCAGTTATTACAGTATTAGTCCAATTATTTTCAAAAAATGAAGAAATAGGTCTATTCTTATATTTAAAAGAATTTAGTTTTAAAATAGTATCATTAAATACACCATTAACTCTACCCTCTATATTTTTAAGTGTGAGTTCTTTATCGTGTAAGTTATTATAAATTATAGTTCTTTTAGTAAGTTTTATTAGTACATGTAAATTAACAATAAGACTAGAATCAAAAACAATAAATACTTGATCAATAGTAGATTCATCATAAACACCCTTATAAAGATAATCAAGTTTTTCTAATAAGTCTTTATTATAATCTTTGAACTCAACCATCATATCTTTTATAGAAGAAGTAAGTTCTTTAATATTTTTATTTTTAATTATAACTGTAATAAGATAAATAAAAGAAGGAATGACAAATAGAACAATTAATACTATTATAAACTTTAATAAAGGAAGTTCTTGTAAAAGTTCTTTAATATCACCGGAAATAAGTTGTAATAATATCATTGATAGAAAGGTTTAAAAAAACCCCTCCATTGTGAAGGGGTTTATTATTTGGAGAACTATATTAAGCAGCTTCGGATACATCCCCGCAAATAGCATCTATCAAGTCAGCCCAAGTACCAGTATCACCTTCATCATCAGCAGGTGTTGCATTACAACTTGCAATAAGTAGTAATTGTTCATTTGGTTTATTTGCTCCAAGGCTAGATTGAAGATTAGAATCATACTTAATACCATAAATGGTATAAGTTTCCCCACTTTCAATCATAGAAGTCTTAGTAAACATATCTTCATCTCCACCAAACATAGCCTTTTGAGTATTACCTTCCCTAATCTGTCCTTCTTTCTCAAAAGCAACCATTTCAGCAGCACTCAAAGTATTAGCAAACTCAAGAGCTGCACTAGTAGTAATAGTTTTACCTTCAAAATAACCAGTTCCTACAAAATTAAGATTAGCACCAGCAACCATTGTAATAGTTATTACACCTGTAGTTTTAACAGCAGTAGCTGTAGCAATCTTTGGATGTTTACCTAATTCAGTTGCTAAAAGACTTGCAGCAGTTTCACTTGCAGCATGAGTAGAAAGAGTATCACCATCAACAAGAACTTCATAACGTTTCTTAGCAGAAGGATCAACATACATTTTATCAGCATCAATTACAATAAGACCTGAATGAAGAACATCATCATGAGAAGTAGGAAGTGTAGCAGTAATGGTTACAACGTTAGTAACAGCAGCATTACTAAATTTAGCAGTTCTTTTAGCTGTTCCAGTAGGAATAGTTACACTACGTAAAAGACCATTCTCTTTTGTGTAAACTACAACTTCTTTTTGATCAGCAACATCATCCAAATCTGGAACTGCCCCATCTCTATCAATTATTACCCCATTAGGAAAAGCAGCAAGAAAAGCACCTTCAGCCAAATCATCTACAGCGGCAATAGTTGCAATAAGATCACCAGAAGCATCTTCGCCATAATTGGCATCATTTTTATTTATAATAAGATTATACATTTTATATAAGATTTTAAAAAATTAATAAATTATGTTAATAACAAGTTTTCATTAACTATCTTTTGATAGTTATTATCATCAATACGGGATGATATTTTTTGAATAGCTTTACTTACAAGTTCTAACTTAAAATCATCACTATCAATCTCACAACCAAAATTAATCATGTGATCAATAAGCTTAGGTTTTCTATAGTACTCTATAAGTGTTCCTTTAATTTCAAATGTATCATCAAAATAAGTAACTATTTCTCCATTTCTTATAACAGATAACGGAGAATTGTATTTAGTTTTACCAAAAGAATGATCAAGTAAATCATCAACTTCACTAGATTTAACAATTCTATTTTTAACAGAGTTGAAAGTTGTAGCATTATACAATGCTTTCTCCGTTAAAGAATAGTTATCGTTAATATCATCTTCATTAAAAAATTCAAACAATCCGGTTTCTCTAGTACAAGTTACTTTATAATCACCAGCTTCATCAGTATCAGAATCAATAATTAATTCAACAGGTAATTCAGAATAAAGTTCCTCATATTTAGTTTCATCAACAATCACAACAAAATGATCTTTTCTAGAATATCTAGCATAATGTTCCCACTTAGCAGGAGTTACATTAACACCATTAATAACAATAGAATTAAAACTATCCAATATAGATTTGATAATTACAAATCTAGCTTCATCACTTTTCAAAGTTCCATAATCATAATATTTATGATCATAAGTAGCATCAAATGTTTGACGTTCATCAAATAAGTCAGCAACACCAGATGCAGTACTGTCAAATACTACTTTTTCAGAACCTGCACCATCACTAAAATAAATTTTTAACTTATCATAAAAAGAATCAGTAAGGTGCGGAAAATGAATAATGAAGATTTTATATCTATCATTAGTGGTATATTTAATAACTTTTTTAGTAGAAACACCATTGTAATAATTAAGTAGTGATCTACAACTAATCATCCTAAAATAATCATGTGGTAAAATACTACTAATGAATTTATCACCAGTAAGGTTATTACGTATGGCTTTTAAATAGTTAGCTCCATCATAATTAACCTTTAGACTTTCAAGTTCATCAATTCTCTTAAAAGTATCCTCAAAACCAACATTAGAAATCCTTTTGTTTGGGTTGATTTTATTACTAATAAGTTCAAGCATAGTTTCATTAAGTACCCAATCCTTTTCATGAGGTTTGAGTTGAAGCTTTCTATTAGAATTTAGATTTTGAAATCCAATATCTAAAGCAATATGTAATTCTTTAGCAGTATTATACATGGTTTCTTATTTTACGGAAAGTCCTCTTAATCTACCCTCAATACTATTCCTAACCATCTTATTAGTTTCAGAGTTTAAAAAGGCTATTGCATCCTCGATGCTACCACCAATTTCTTTATTATCTTCTGAATCAACAATTATACTAGTATGAGGCAGTTTACGAAGTATTCCTTTAACAATACATTCTTTAATAAAAGCTTTATCTTTACGTTGTGTATCTTTACTAGCTTCAAGAAGAGCATTAGGATTCGATTGCCAAATATTCTCAAGGACTTGAACTTTACCATTTTTGTCCATAAGTTGAATTTCATGACCCCTATCACAGTAATAAATATATTCAACAACTTTATCAATATTCTCAACAATTTTGTAATATAGAGAACCAGCAGCAAGACGATCTTTAAATTGTTTATCTTTTTGCTGTTTAACAGTAGTTTCATCAAATATATAAAATCTGATCTTAGGTGATTTATTAGCAACAGTAGAATCATTAGCTACATCCCTGTAGTTAAGACAATACCTCCACAACATATAATCAGCAGTATTAATAGGTCTGCCGTATTTCCATTTTTCATTCTCAGGAATATTAGCTTCAACATATTCAGCAAGTGCTTCATCAGTCTTAAATTCCTTAAGTTTTCCATCAACACCTTTAAGAGTATCAATGTACTTCTTACAATCAGAATTAGCAAGATCATAAACATAACCTACCTCTAATTCTAATCCTTTACTAGGAACAAAAACTGAAATGCCATTCCAATAATCAGTTATTCTTTTATTCCAATCTGGAGAGGAAGCACTAATACCTATAACATAAGGCATAAGTGCTTTTTGTTCCTCAGCAGAAGAAGTAATAACCCTAACAGCATTTATAGAACTTCCAATTTTGTTTCTACCATCGCCAAGAACAGCATAGTTCTTAACTCCAAATTCACTAAGATTATCTTTAAGAAAAATCTTTAACGGCTTTTTTATTTCGTATGACATGATTATTTAGTTTATAAGTTTAATTCTTTTATACTTTACTTTTTTAATTATTATAAACTTCACTAATTATAGAGAAGCTTGTAACATGAAACAATGTTTGATAACACGGATTCCAATACCACTAGAATATTTCTTTTCATAAGTGGATTTATCTTCGTCAGTAGAAATGAAATTACCAACAGCAGAAGCCCATGATTCAGGTATAGGAGCCATACCTTTATAAACACCAGTTATTTCTTTTTGTCCTTTTTGATTAACATAAAGAACATTTCTTTCTCCACCATAAAGTGATTGATCAAGGAACAAACCAGTATGAGAATAAATAGGTCTGCCAGTTCTAGGATGAAGATCACCATTTGCACGTTGAGCTTCTGCAATAGAACCATGATCAAATAAATTCACAAGTTTAGCAGTAATAGTATTTCCAGTAATATCTCTATACTGAGTAAAATACTTACCATAAGCTAAACCACCATTCTTAGAATCAACGATTTGATCACCAACGGCTAATGCCCAACCATTGTCGGAAGCATCTTGTTTCATAGCAATATCAAAATCATCCAAGAAACCACGACCACCATAAAGAACAATCTCCATGTTACCAGTATCAGGGTCACCATCAGTTACATCACCGATAGTATTTTTAATCTTACCGTAAGTAAGGTTATACCCATAAGTATCATAATTAGACTCTTTTACTTGTTGAATAACACCGGCACCTTCAGGAACGAGTTCATCAGAATCATAATCTCTCATAACAAGCGAACCATCAGCACGTCTGTTATATTCACTTTCCCAATGATGTTCTTCATTAAGTTGTCGCATGGTAATCTCGAACTGACGCATTTCTTCGTTTATCCAACGAGTAGTAGTACCACCACTTTTAGTTTCAAATTCAATTTCAGTAACTTTATTAGCAAGGTTACCAGCAATAGCTTTAGTATATCTGTTAAAACTAATCTGATTAGCTAATTTACCAGGTCCTTGAACAACACTCTTATTACCTCTAGAAAGAGATTCAGAAGTAGTAGGAGCAGTCATAGCAACAACCGTTCCAGCAGCAAGGTTAGTAAGGGCACAATAAGCAGTAGGGTCTGTAGTCTTCATTTGAGCAAGATACTTATATCCACGACCTTCAACAAATTCACCTTTTGTCATAATCCTAGCTCTACTACCATCTCTAAAAGTAACACCATAAGTTACAGGAATACGATTAGTTTTAAAATAAATTTCAAAAGGAGCATGACCAAGACCAGGTTTTTCAGTTCCGGCAGTATATTGATTATAACTAACAGATTCAGTAAATACTAACCTACCCATAACAGGTAAAGTATATTCAACATCATTAGTTTCGTGCATAGCTGTTTTACCCTGAGCTTGTGTCATAAAAGTAAGCGGAAATTTAGAGGAATCATTACCCAAATGGTAAGTCAATTTTTTACTAACCATATCAGGTTTAGTAAGCATGAGTTTATATAATGAATTTTCATTAGTATAAGCTTGTGCATCAAATTTGCCTTCATTAACAGTACGTATCATTTTTAATATATTTTTAAAAGTTTAAAATTAACCAACAATTTCTTCATTACTAGCACCACCTTGTGTACCAGAAGTTGTACGTTTCTTAACAACAATTCTATTGCTAAGTTTTGAACGATTTTTAATATCTTTAAGTTTATCAACTTTAGATTGTCGTTCCATTCCTTTAATAATAGAGGAATAATCATTTCCAGTGATTTTTAAATAAGCATCTAAAACTTCACTTTCAGTATTTGATTTTTCTTTATCAATATCATAAAGTGACTTACCATCTTTAACAGGTTTAGTCATATATTGGTAAATAAAATCACGAGTAACATTCATAATAGAACCATCAGAACGTTTGTACTTAATATATTCAGGAATAACTATACCATTTAGTTTTCCAGATTTTACAGTTTTTGCAATTTCTTCATGTTTTGCAGCAATAGCCGCTCTTTCTTCATTTTCTTTAGCTTCTTTAGCAGCAATAGCATCTCTATCTCTACTGGCTTGAGTTTCTTTTAAATACTTTAAAGCAAGAATGGCTTCATCTTTTCCTTTACCATCTTCAATAAGATACTTTGCAATTTGCTCTGCACGTTCTTTAGAATTACCTTTTAGAATTTCAGCATTAACTATAAGTTGTGTTTGCTGATTATCATCATCTGCTTCAACGGTAATCTTATTATAATCAACACGATCTTTAAAGCCATCTAAAGAACCTTTAATTTTTTTATAATTATACATCTCAACAATGTCAGGATTATTTTCAAAAAAAGTATCAAGTTCTTGTCGAGCAAGTTCTGCACCAAATTGATTAACAATAGCAACTTCCCTCTTAGCCATACCATCAGGAGTATCTTCAAATACTAGGGGTTTACCATCTTCATCAACAGGACTAAATCCAGAAAGCTTTGCAATATCTTCAATTAATGGAGTTTCTCCACCTTCACCTTCATTGTTCAATTCTTCAAGTAAAGCTACAACTTCATCTCTAGTTTTTATAACCTTACCAGTATCATCTACAGCCTCACCATTTTCATTAATGGAATATTCAGTACCATCAATATCAATACTTTCAATATCGTCAAGATTAACACTACCATCGGAACCATCGGAACCATCGTTTAACTCAGTCTTGTAATCTTCAAAACTAGCTACAATATTTCCATCAGTATCAATAACATTTCCAGACTTATCAAAAGAAGCTCCATTTTTAGTTGAGAGAATACTCTTTAAAGAGTCTTCATCTAATTCAGATAAAGTTTCATTTTCAACACCTTCTAATAAAGGTATTAATTGTGTTTCATCACCACCTGCATTTACAACTTCGGTAGGATTATCTATTACAGCTTGATTATCTAAGATATCAGCATTAGTTTTTCCTTCGGTTACCATTTCTTTAAAGTTTTTAAAATTTATTATACAAAAATTAGATAATTATTTCTAAATATTTATAGCATATATAAAGGTATGAATAAATATAAAGTTTTATATAGTAGGAGTACTTACACTATTTACATTACTATTCATAACAGACTTCATTCTGTTGTTACGATCATCCATAGCTATTCTACGTCTTTCAATTTCAGCTTGAATAGCCACAGCTTTATCTTTAGAAGCAATCTTTAATTCCTCAACAAGAGCTTCAAGTTGAGCAATGTCCATTGCGGTTTGTTCTTTCATAGTAGATATCTGCATAGCATTTTTTAATTTAGCTTGTTCCGTATCATTTTCTTCTTTAGCTATTGCAAGATTATTTTCTTGTTCTGCTTTCTGCATATTTTCTTCACGAGTTTTCATAATATCTTCAAAACGTTTTATAATATCTCTAACCTTAGAAGAATTATTAGCTTCTACAGCTTCAGCAGCAAGAGTTAATTGACCATTCTGTCCAGCACTAAAAGCAAAAGATTTAAGTTGTTCTAACTTTTCTTTTTCAAGTTGATCATGTTTAGCAAAGATACCATAATTAGTTTCAGAATGATATATACCATCAATTTCAAACATAGCTACGTGTTTGTCAGAAGTAATATATTCACCTTTCTTTCCTTCAATAAAAGCAACCTTACTATGATCAATGTCTGAATTATAATCTGTTTCTAAAAATTTATTATACATTTCAGTTATAATAGCAGAACCCATAGCACTTCTTAAAAGAGCTTGTTGAGTAGTATATTTACCATCACTAGCTTGAGTTTGTCCAAGACGTTGACGATTCATATCTACATCTTCATAAGCAGCTTCCTTAGTTTCCTTAATAAGATCATTCAAAGATCGTATAAATTCATAATCTGAAAGATCAATAGATTTAACAGCTTGAATAGCTAAACTAAAATTACCAGCGGTATCATCTGCATATAATTTATTATCAGCTAACATATAATATATTTGTTCTTCTTGAGAAATATCATCAGCACCAAGTAAACCTTTAGGGATTACAGCAATTTTACCATGATTCTTTGCAATAGCCCTTTCTCTAACTAAATGTAAAATATTTATAAACACTTGATAAGGAAGTAAAGCATCAACAAGGCTATGATTAGGAAATCCAGGAAATAGACCAATCTTACCATTATAAGGTAATTTACATTCATGTCTATTGTTTAAATCTTCACGTTGAACAATTAGTTCTTCAGGTTTAAGATAAAGTTCAAAAACATCATCTCCGATACGATACATATCCTTTACTACAGGGATATGTTCTTTAGTCATTTCTATATCACCAAGTTCATAATTAAGTTTATAATCTGGAGAAACTTCCATCTCACGTTCAACACCAAGTTCATCTATATAAGTAAGAATACCAACTTTTTTATAAGTTTTATATACTAAATGATAAACATTAGCAAAACCTTGAGTATCACAAAAAGCATACCTTTTACCTTCACTAAATAAATCAGTATTAAACAAAGATTCAATATTATTTAATGAAGAAAGCATTTTAGAATCTACAGCAGTATTACCATCATTAAATAAACTAATAAGTTCTTTAAGTCTTTTCTTTTCTTTTTCACCCATACGATCACCAAGACGTTCAAGTATTTGAAAAAGAGTCATCTTTCTAACACGAATTCCAGCATCATGATCTTCAACAAATTCTTCACCATTATCTATAGGATAATATTCTTCTGCAGGAACATACTCTTTAAGTATATCATTATTGAGGATTGTACGATAACTAAAACATCTACCATAAACAATCCAATCAGAAATAGTTCTATAACGAAATATTTCATCATTTGTCATATACTTAATGATATCTAAAATTTCTTGATCAACAGCGGCACGTTTATCTCTCCAAGTAGATTTAAAATTTTCAACTCTCTCTTTAAGATTTGGAACCTCTTGACTATCAATGCCAGTTTTAATATCATCTTTATTAAGAGCATTAACTGCCATTTGTCTTAACTGAGTATTAACCATATTATTTAATTCAGCTAACATCTGATTCTCATTTTCAGGATTAACTGCGACAACTTGAAATTGATTAGGTGATTGAGTATATTCCCCCATGAACCTACGCCATACAGGACTAATTATATCAAAATTTCTAATACGACCGGGAAGATTCTTAAAACGATCTTCTTTAAAATTGAAAGGATTAAGAACATAATTATAATCTTCTCTTCTAAGTTCTCCATGAAAAGCATTTTTAATAGTTTCAAGATAACTTAAATCAGTAGATGATAAAGCTATATCAAAATAATATTCAAAAGCGTTAATATACCAATCAGGTTTATTCTTTTGAGCATCACTTTCAAAATGATTAGGTAAGCTATATTTAGAAGCCATATTTTATTTAATTAATTATTTGTAAACCATTCTCTAGAAAATACGGAATCTCTATTACGAGTTTTAGTAGTTCCAGCAGGTTTATTAAGTATTGATAATTCTTTAAGATCAAACATACCTACTAACAAAGCTGAAAGCCTATCAAAGTTACCTTTAGGTTTCCATCTTTTTATTTCTAAAAGTGTAGGCAAGTCATATATATAATGTAAATTATAAACAGGGGTTCCATCTTCACGAACACCACGCTTAGTATAAAGCCATTCTTTAAATAATAAAAGAGCTGTAAGTTTTCTTCCACCACTACCCATACTAACCCCATACACTCTACCGGAACCAGTACTCTTAACATTTTTATCCCATGCGAAAGTAGGTTCGGTTTCAAGAAGGTTTAAACACTTCCAAGCCCTAAAGTCCTGAAGTATTTGTCCTCTATCATTTTCAAACATTACCTTAGCATTATAATATCTAGTTATATTATAAGCTATTTTATCAAATTCTTCTTGTTTATTAGTACGACCAACATAAACTCCAACAAGCATATCTCCAGCTTGAATACCAAGAGAGTTTAGTCTAAGATAAACATATATTGCACCAAATGAATTTTTAACATCAAACTCATCTTTATCAACAGCAAATGAATCAACCCATACTCTGTATAAATTATCAGGTAATTGCTTACTAGGTTTAATAGGAGCATAAAACTGTCTAAAACAACCATGAACATCTTTGTCAGGATCAAGTCTAGATTCTTCTACAAACGGATGAAATTCTTTACCTTGTTGATAAAGTCTATCATTACTTACAAAATTAAAATCTCCATCTTCATTTATAATAGAACCATCCCTGTAAAATTTAAAAGCTTCTTGACTCTTTACAGCTAATATATGATCGTCAAGTTCTTTAGATGCAAACATATTAGAACTACCATGATTAAAAGCTTCAGAAGGATCGTTAGCGTATTGACCACAATAATCAATGTAATCTTTTAAAGTTTTCTTATTATCCCATTGAAACTTTCTTTCATCTTCTACAACTCTCATAGCAACTTCATAATTAGTATTACCATCTTTATCCATAGCAAAATTACCAAATTCATCAGTACCTTCTAATCCCCACCAAAAAGGTTTAAAAAAACCACAAACATTATCTCTACTATCAACATCCCAAACATTCTCAAAAGGCATAAAATTCCAAGCTCTAGGATTATAAAAGTTTTTTTCAAATATATCATTAGTTTCATTATTTGAATTAACAGTTCCAAAAGCAGTTATATGTCCAGTAGTAAAAGAACCAGTTCTAGTAGTAGGTTCAGTCTGTCGCATAAAAGCATCAAAATTAGGCATATTACCAAGTTCCTCAACTTTGATCTTTTGAGCATCTTTACCAATGGCAGCATCAGGATTATTAAAAGTACTTACGGAAACTATACGACTACGAAAACCTTCTTTATCACCATTTTTATTTTTATAACCTAATTCTACATCTTCAATATTTCTACTAAGAATACCACGTTTAAAAGGAGTATAATTTTCATAAAAAGAAAGCTGATCTAATGCCATAGGAGCAATAGTGTTACCAGTAGTAATATACTTTTTATCCCATGCAACCAATAAACTAACAGAACGAGGATTTAAATTAACATCATTAGCACAACCTTTACCTTCCATATAAGTAAAACCAGCACGTCTAGTTTTATTTACAATCATATGCATACCATTAATTTCAGAAAATGCTTTACACTTATAATACCAAAACTGACTATCAAATAATCTAGGAAATCCAAATTTCTTTTTACCAGTACTGCCTTCTATACTTTCATAATCAAGTCTATAAATCTCAACATAATTAAGAAAATTATAATGCTCACCAGTAATATGTAAATCTTCAATTTTACCATCCTTAGTAAGTTTACATTTTCTAGTTAAACCATATCTTCTTCTATGTTCTTCTTGTCTACGAAATTTAGTATAAGCAGGAGTATCTACATCTTGATCAATATATTTACGACCTAATGTAACAAAATCTCTAGCAGCTTCGCTAAAAAGATGTGTATTAATAAAAGTAAAATCTATATTCATTAAAAAACCACCACTTTTACCAACAAGAAACATATTATCCTTATCAATAAAACCAGCCTCAGTAGCAGTTTTATAATCAGATTTATCTTCTAGTATATATTTATGAAAAGTATCATTCTTTTCAAACTTAAATGTTTCCATCATTGTACAAGTTTAGCCATTTTTAAATCCTTACTAAAAGTATCAAAATCACTATCAATAACAAACTCGTGTGTTTTAGCATAAACATATAATGCCTTACGATTTTCTACAGCAGTTGTAAACTCTTCAAAAGAAACAATTTCATAAGGATCAATATCTTTACGAACAATAACTTCTTTATTAAGTTGATCTTTATATACTATAATTCTATTAACAATCATAACTTTATATATTAGTTTGTAAATGTATTAAAAAAAGTCCAAATAACGAATTATTCGGACTTAAATTTTCAAACGGTATGAAAGTATTACTATTGTTTAGTTACGATACGATGTGTAAGAAAAAACCCTATTCCGCAACCTATAACCATCCACATCAACGAGCCTTTTGTTTTATCCCAAAAGGTAACTTTCTTATTCTTTATAGCATTATAACTAACAGCAAGTTCATTATACTTTTTTAACAATGGTAAATAATCAAAAGTATAATAATTATAATAATACAACAATGAATCTTTTTTATTATTTAGATCAATGCTTAATTTATTATTTTTAATATAAGCATTGGCATAAGCTATTTCAGTTTCAACATAAACACTATCATCTTTTATTTTACTAGGAATATAAACGACAGCATTATTATCAGGTTTAAGTTTTTTAAGACTATCAACGATTCCCTGTAGAATAGAGAAATTCTGAACGTACATTTTCAAACTATCAGTAGAAGTACTATCACTGCCGGAAGGTATAGGTACATAAATAGGTACTTCAACTAATACAGAATCTATTTCAGTAATAGGTTCATAATCATTAAATATACAATTTATAACTCCACAAGAATTCATCAAACCCAGTAATACAATAAGTATAACTATATTTTTCATAACATTTATTTAAAGTATATTTTGTGCAATAAATCATGTTCTAATATTCCATTACTTTTATCATTAATTTCATCAAACAAATGAAAATCTCTATCACAAGTACAATCAAGAGGCATACTCCAACGATAAGTAGTAGTTGGTTTATAAGAGTTTACTTCATCATCAGTAAGGTTTTTATCTTCACACAATGCCCTAATAAGATAATTAGACTTTTCAACATCTAACATAACTAACTTCTGCATTATTCTTTTTATAAAAGATTTACGTAAAGTATAAACTTGCCAAGCAACAAGTTCTCTAGCGTAAACAGGTTGAATAATTTTACTCAAAATCTTTTGGAATTTATTAGGTTTACGTCTATTTTCAAGAAAATCTTCAACACTTTTACTAGATTTAATATTACCGACAAATCTTAAAAACTTATTTAATAAAGCACTATAAATAAGTCCAGGACTCATATAAATAAAATATAATATAGGAAGTTTTTTATTAAACCCTTTAACCCATATACTAATAACTGGAAGTTTTTTAAATCTAATACTAAGTCTAGAACGAAGATTTTTACCTATTCGTTTAGCATCAGCTTCATGACCAGTTAATACCAAAACACATAATAAAATTATAGCATGATCTCTACTAAAATTCCATTGCCAATCTTCATCTTGCTTAGAAACAGGATAGCGATGTAATTGATAATGTGTTATATCATTAGTCATAATATTATTATAACGAACAGGTTTTACACAATTCAAAGCACTTGTTAAAAGTCTTTCATCATTATAAGTTAAATATGCCAAAATAGTTCTAGATAAACAATCACGTTTACCATGATTACCATTGATATTCCAATCACGATTTCTAACTAATACCATACCATTAATATCAATATAATTTAAAGGTAATCTTTTATTATATGTAGTATTATCATCAATCTTTTGATAATGAAAATTATTTTTACTCTGTAGCTTCATTTTGTTTATTTTGTTTTTTACTTTCATTTTGTTCCTGTTGTTTAGTTCTAATTCTATCTAAATTTTTAATCCTAGCCATAACTTCTATAAACTTAGCATGACTACCATAAATAAGTTTACGTAAAATCTTAGGGCTAACATTCTCCATAAAAGCAACTTTGTCAATACCATGTTTATTGATTAAAAAATTCCAAACAGCCGGACTATTAACACCCTTTCTATCATAATTTTCTATATACAAAGGATGTGTTTCAGGATTCTTAAAATCCTTAACAGTATAAAATACTTTACCAGATTTAGCCATTATTTCTTATCTAATTCAGATAAAGCACCACTAATCTTACGAATAGCATTTGCATTCTCAACACAAGATTTAAGCTTATTATTAGCTTTGAGAACTTGTTTACCAAAATTAATAATATCATAATCTTGAATACCATTAATACCACTATAAGAAATAGGATGAGATTGTACATCAAATATAACTCTGTTAGCAAAACCTCTTTTAACACTTTTAATACTATCAGTAATAAGTTTTAAACTTTCATCATTTAAACTATCAAAATACATGGTTCTATCTGATCTATTATAAATAGTACGAACTAATTTTAAAATAGACTCTAAAGAGTTAACTTGATCTTTATTGAAAATCTTATCATTTGTTTCACCAATTACAACAAGAAATGTACCTTTAGGATTTTTATAAGCAGAATCAACAGCTTCGGCAATAGAATAAAGACCTTTCATTTCAGGAGTGATAACATAAAGATGAATACCACATTTAAGTTTTTCTTTATCTTCGACACCTTTAGCTTTATCATTCCAATCTTCAAGAACAGGATTAAAGTATTTAATCTTAGCTTCTTCTAGATAAGGAATCAATTCTTCTCTCCAAGTAGAACCATTACAAGTACCACCAAGAAATACTTTTGATTTACGTTTATCATTATTTATTACTTTTATATACTTATCAGTATGTTCACTAGCACCTTTACCAGTACTAAGTTTTAAATTTTCAAAAGCAGTTTCAACAGAATTAAGTTTTTTCATTTTTTTTTATTTTTTATAAGTATCAATTAAAAATTTATCTAAAGAACGTTCATCAATCCAAGTAGCATCAAATGAACTATTACCAGCAATAACTTTAACATGATCTATAAATCGTTTAAATAAAACAGGATCTTTATGAACACAACAACCAGCACTATAACGACCTATTTTATCAAGTATCCTATAAGATGAAGCACGATGACAATTAATACCAAACATACCTCTTTCTAACACAACATCTTTACCCGTAGTTATATCATTATAAACAAGTTGTTTTAAATCATTATTATCCATATTATTTTTTACAGACCACACATCATCGCCAGGCATATCTAACACAGCATCTTTATTATTATCTCGTACAACAATTATTGGTTTAGATTGAACAAGGGCTTCATATTTACCTCTATGTAAACCTATTTTCCAAACTCTCCAATATTGACCTTCAAGAACAATTGCAGCACCAGATTTACGCATTGGATTAATAAGATAATAAATCCCTGGGTCAGTAGTTACTTCAAACTTGATGAAATACCACTTATCTTTATCTTTATAAAAAAGTATTTGAAGATCATCAAAATCACCAGCTTTTGTTATATTAGAACGAATATTGACAATATTAATATCATCATCAACATTATATTTTTTAAAATTCATATAATCTATTAAAGCTTCAATACTTGTAATCTTCCTGTATAAATTATTCATTTCTTTGCAATTTTAATAAATTCAAAACTTTCAATTTGATCTCTAAATTTATGAATACTAGAAACCCTCTTATTAAGATATATTTCATTACAAATAAAACTCTTTATAAGTTGAATATCTTTCTCACTAACGTTATCCTTAAAGTTTATTATTAATTTCATTTTAAAAAAGTGTTGGTGTTATATATAGATCATTAGAATATATATTAACAAAGTTATCAACAGACCAAAAATTCATAACACAATTATTAGCAAAATCTACATCATCAGAAGAATGACTATCTTCACCACCATCGGCATCTCCAATCATTATACAACGACTTAAAAAAACTCTATTCCTAGTAGCTAATTGATAGCCAAGTCCAGGATTAGGTTTACGCATAAAATCATTCGGATTAGTAGTATATGAAACACCATAATCTGTATCTATTCTATAATTATATTTTTCAATAAAATATTTATGAACAGCATTACGAACGGCTTCAAGCTTACTATCAATTTGTTCTTTCTTCCAAAATCCCGCTTGTACACCACCTTGATTAGTAACAATACAAATAAGTCCTATAAGATTATTAGACATATAAGTATATAACGAATCAAGAACTTCTGTCCTAAGCTCCCAATCATCAATTGTTTTAGGAAACTTATTATTAGACTTAACTTTAATCAAAGTATCATCTAAATCACAAAATACTGCTTTATTCATAGCTTAAAAATTAATTCTGTAATTATCTTTATTATATGCACCAACTGTTTTATTATAATAATGATTAATCATATTGTTTACATTTTGACGCATATAATTAATCCAGTGAAGTTCAACTCTTTCTTTCTTAGTAGTATCAACAATAAAATCTCCAGTTTCATCTCTAAAAGGCATACCATATTTATTTAAAACATAAGCATCCCTTATATGAACTAAAATAATACCTTCACAAGTAAAACCAAAATATTCAAGAAGTCTGGAATAAGTACTTAATTGCATTGAATATTTATTTCCAGTACAATACTCTAAACCATCTAAAGGAGCAAGAAAATGCTTATAAGATTTAACCCATTTATCAGTATATTGAAGATCGTTATCTTTTTTATAATAACCAGACTCGAATTTCATATCATGTTTATTAGTTTTCCAATCAAGTACAACAAACTTACCAAGATCAAAATTAACAAGAGGTAAGTCAATAAGTCCAGTTATATTAAAATCACTATTATATATACCAAGTTCAGGATAAGCTTTATATCCACGATCTACATAATATTTAATAGCATCATAAATTTTAGGATAATCTTCGTATATAAGTTCCTTAAATCTAGGAAGATCAACAGAACCATAACTATGATCTACCATAATATCATCAATAGTGTATAAACGATTACTAGTTGTATCACGATATATAAGTGTCTTTATTGCTTTATTAAAGTTATTAGTATCTTTAACATTCTCTTCAAGTCGATTATGTTTTCTATTACCTTTATCTAGAGCGTTTTCTGTAATATCATTCCACATATTAATAATCTCACCAGTACTTTTACCTTTATATATTCCTTTACCTCTACGAGCCATTTCTCTAGCCATTTTCTTTTTATCAAACTTAGGAACATATTCATCAATCAAAGTAGTAACAGAAATATAATCTCTGTTAGCATCATCTGTATATCTATGATTATCAGGATAAAAATATAATATTCTCTTTTCCATTTATTTTTTATTTACTAATATTATAATTAAGATTATTGCAATTATTATAAAAATTAATATATGTTCTATAAACAGATAGCTTAATATTCCTAGCACGATTACTAATAAAAATCCTGCTAACATTGTTCCTATTTCTTCCATTATATTAATTTTCAGGTTGCATACTTTTAGTAATTTGAACTCCACCTCTAGCAATACGACCAGATTTCTGTTCTATTCTAGATTCTTCACTAGCTTCTTTAAGATTACGTATATGTTTAGGAAGTTCCCCGGCAAGTGACTGTAATTCTTTATTAGAAGCTAATAGCGTTTTAGTATCTTCGGCTGTAAGTTCAGATAGAGCTAAAAGTCTATCAATATTCTTACGTATTTTCTTAATACTTAAACTGGTAGTTTTAAAAGATCGTAGAAGTTCTTTTACAACATTGGTAACAATATACTTATCATACTCTCTTTTATAAGCTTTTAGAAATATAGTAAATGTACCATCAGGAGTCCAATCATCAGGAAAGCCAAGATTAGTTATACCATCACGCATAGCTTCAACTTCTGTAAGTCCGGCAAGATTAGCAGGACTATTAACATCAACAATCCACCATGCTAGAGCAAATTGCTTTTTAGCATATAATTTATTACGACCTTCACTATCTCCAAAAAACACACCACCTTTATCTTTTTTAATAACTTCAAGACCTTCTGGTATAAGTAAAAACTCATCTCTTATAATCTCTATTTCTCCTTCTACTAACTTTATAAAATTAAACATTATCTTTAACTTTAAAATTATTTAAAAAAACATCCTTAGTATATTCTGTAGTATTTACTTTATTATCTTTATGAAGATACATTTCTCTATACTTCTTAATTTGAAATCTACCAATACCCGTAAGCATGAATTTACGTTTAGTTTCAATAGCCTTTATAAGACTTTTACTTCTACTGGATATTACTCTTTTAATAACATCGGAAGAAACCTTTACATTAATCTTCTGAAGTTCAACTTTAGTAATATGATTTAAATCATCCTTACATTTAGCATCTGTAAACTTATATTCCATATACTCCAAATATGTTATGATCTTCGGTTAGAAAATATTCTGTAACTTCAACAGTTTCTTGACCAGTAAATAACTTTTTATCACCTTTTGCTCCAATATCACCTTTTGGTTCAATATCACCAGGAAGAATAACTTTACCATGAAACCTATTTTTATCACTAATAGCACTAGCTCTAACTAATTCTTTATTATTTCTAAAATAGTTTTGCCATTTTAAAATACTATTCTTATTATAAAACATAGGTCTATAAGAAACAGCATCAGTACTACGAATATCAATTAAATCTCCAATATTATAAATAGGATTAGTACTACTACCATAAGCAGCAATTCTAAATATAAACTGTACATTCTTAAAAACTTGTTTTGGGTCCTGATGGATAAGATCAAGTATCTTACAATAACCAACACCTTCAAGTATAACAGCGAAAGCAGAAGGTAAATAATTAATGGTTGTTTTAGCAGGTCTATTACCATCTTTTGTTTTATCAAAAATTTCTTTACCTTTAGTATTAAGGTTACTTACTGCTTTATCAACATCCAATACTTTAAATAATTCTTGATAAAGATTATCACCTGCTGGATTATGATCTCTAACTTTGGTTAAATCAACTTCAATTTTCTTGTTTTCCATAACATCAACTTTATTTACATTATTTGTTAAACACTTGTTTGGTTTCGATGGAATAAATATATAGTGATAGTTTAACTTATCCAAATAATTAGTCAATAAAATGCAATTATTAGTAAAAATAATTTAAAGTTGTAATATTTTTAAACTATATAATAAACAATAGTGTTAAAAACGTTAATTGACACATTGTTACTATAAAACCTTTTAATAATTATAACGATAATGATAAACCAAAAATTTGGGAGTGGCTCGTAGAGTTACTTAAACAAATGTTTCAACCATTAATTATTCTACTAGTACAAAACGAAAAAATCCTCATAGTCAAAGAGTATAAATAGTGTAAAATTGATGATTAAAATATTAAAATTAATAATTATATAATTCATAAAAAAAAAGTGATAAAAAAGTGATAAAAAATTTGGAAATTTAAAAAATTGCCGTATATTGTACTCTCTTATAACAACTATTAAGGAGTGACGGACGCACAAAATAAAGATCATAATGATTTTATCAATATTTAACACAATGTTTAACAAAAGTATCAATAGTTTTAAACTTAGTGATAAACCTAGTGAAAATAATAAATTTATAAATAATCATTATAAGTTTTCTCCAAATGATCTTTATCCTATACATCCTGATAATTTTTCCAAAGACTATATATTGATAAATAATATAACAATATAACAATATGAAAGGTTCTTTTAATATTATTAAATCAAAACGTAATACTACTAATAAACGTGTTGAACGTATTGTTCAATTTCCCTGTAAAAAAGGAGATTCCAAACCACTCATGGATAGTTTTATAGATATTCTTGATAATACTTATACTACACATTATCAATCTTCTAAAACTTCTATTATTTATTAATATGAAAATGCTTAAAGTAATTTATTATAAACAAGGTGAAGCTAATAATGGCTACCTTCATAGTTTTGTTAATTTTAATGATAATCTTAATGCTGTTATTTTAAAAGAAGATGGAACTATTATACAACATGATTATAAATATGTGAAAGTTGGTGATTTAGTTAGTGTTAATAACAGTTAATCAAAACCGTTTCATATCCTTCTAATCTACAGGGAAATCGTACAATTAGTTACAATACTTAAACAAGTTATAAAATCAATTATAAACAAATTAAAATTTAAAATTATGAAACCTACTATTGGAAGAATTGTTATTTACACTACTACAGATGATGATAAAAATTATATGAGAATTAATCATTGTAATGTAGTTGATGAATTACCTGCTGTAATTGTTAATGTGTGGAGAGATACTGAAGATGCTTGTGTTAATCTTAAAGTGATGCTTGATGGACATGGTGATATGTGGAAAACAAGTATTCCTAGAAAGAGTGATATTAATAAAGATTTATGTTGGGATTTTCCTACCATTTTCCCTTCTGAATTTAATGAACGTATGATAAATGGTTTGAATGAATTTATAAATGCTTGTGAAGATAGAGTTTATGATCGTGTCAAACGTGGTGTAATGGGCGATTTAAAAAAATAATACTGGCGAGGATTTTATTACTCATATTACTGTAACTCGTATTACTTTTTCTGCTTCTTTTCCTGCTTCTTTTTCTGGTTGATTACTTGGTGTTTGTTTTCCATGAGATTCCCCTAATGATAGAAATGTTATTAGGGGTTTCTTTTCTCTAATAGTTTCCATATTTATACCCGGGCTTCTTATAGTGATTTTAATAACCCCGTACCCTTTTTTTATTATATACGTGTTGATAGTTTTGTTAAAGGATTTCATTTTAATAATGATTTGGAAGTATTATAGTTTTTGTAATAGGACTGGAGATAGAGTGTGAAGGAGAGCGAGAGGTAGAGTAGATGGGAGTAGACGAGATAGGGCAAACGGGAAAAATGATGTATATGAGTGCGGGAGTGAACCACCTGATCAAAAAACAACTGCTTAGTTATAAGTATTAAGTATCCCCATACAAAAAATAGTACTATTCAAATAGATATTTTTGTGCGTGGAATTTACAATTTTATTACTAATATTAATTAAAATGATTAAAGTTATGAAAGATTATTCAAAAATGTTTGCTGTACAAAGTACTGGAAAGAAAACGAGTAATGTTGATACTCGTGAAAGTTTGCGTTTTTTAAGTGCAAATAATCGAATGAAAATTAGCGACAATTTAAAGAAATTGTTAGGTGCTAATGAGCATATTTCTTATGGGGTTGCACCTGTTTATGACGAAGAGGAAGAAAATGTTTTTATTGGTATTTTTGCTTCTGTTGCTGTTGAAAATGAAGAAGGTGAAATTGAATATCCAAAAAGCTCAAAAATTTCTAAAACTAATGAATTTACAGATGGTAATATCTGTACTACTACTCGTAAATTGGTTGAAGAAATGGGTATTGAAATAGATGATAAACATCTTGTTTTTTTACCTGCTAAAAATGAAGCTGGAGAGATTGCTAGTTTTAAGAAAGAAGTTTTTGGCAGTGAAGTTACTGTTTATATTTTGGGATTTGAAGAAACTGAAGATAAACAGCGTAACACAGGAGAAAAAGAATAAATAATAAAGGTAGTATCAGTAATGGTGCTACCTTTTTTATATGTTTAATAATGTTCTTAGTTCAAATAATTATAGGTTATTAAGGCGTGAAAGTCGTGCGTTAAATCATAATGATTTAGGTTAACCAATAATTAATATTATGAAAGAGTTTAGAAGTATTTTGAAATTAGTATTAACGTTAATAATAACGTTTACGTTCATAATAATAAATGTTATCCTGGTGAAAGGGGTTTCAAGTGGTTTAGTTTTACATCAGTTACAAATAGTAAGTGTACTATTAGTAGTTTGCTTAACAGCAATAGCGTTTTTCGTTATGGTGGTCAATAAGATTAAATCTTGATTGGATAACATTAGCAATAGTTCTGGAGTTAAATCTGGAGCTATTGCTTTTTTTATAATATTGATTATAGTTTTAGTTCAGAAGTTATTCGAGTATTAATATAAATAATAATGAAATGGATGATTTTAATGTTTTATGTGAGATTGCTATGTTAGATGGTAAGACTAATCCAGTTAAATGTTGGAAAGGTGTTAATACATGTAATATTGCTTTTGTTGAGAATTATGAGAATGATGTAATTGTTATTACAACTTATTCTCTTAATATGATTAACAATGAATTTCATGTTGGAGAAAAAAAGTATAAAAAACGAAAGTCTTAATAGTATAAGTCTTAGGGTTGTACTCTTAGATTAATGCTATAAGACGTAATGATGTTAGTCTTAGATTAATGTTAGTTTTGTTGGTTGTGAATTGGTGTTAGTAGTAGAGAACGAGCGGGTGATTCCCTCGCTCTCTCTACTATCATTAATCCCAACATCTCTCGTTATCCTCATACTTATAAAGTAAATAACCTTCATCATAAACATTCTCCAACAATAATCATATCCAAACTCATTAAAATAGTCCATTATTAACCTTACAACTCCCTTTTTTTACCGCTATTGACACCCGTTTACATCATTAATAGCATTAAGGTTTGGTTTATTCCGATAAGTTATTTATATTTGATTTCACAATACATTCTAATTATACAAATGATTAGAACAATAGAAATGATAATGATAAAAACAATATTAATTATGATTTTGAAACCTGTAAAGTAGTCTTTTATAAGATGAAATATTACTGTATGATAAATCATAATTTTAACAATCCTGCTGGAAATAATTATAGTATAGTATGTTTGACGTAAGCAGTCCTTATAAAACATACCTGTATTGGAGATATTATAATTAATGCTTTAGGCAGGATTGTTTTAAATAGAATTACTATTATTAATTAAAATAAACAACCAATGAAAAAACAATTTTTAAATTTCCTTATTGAACAAGATGTTTTAATGTTATACATTTTAACATTTGCAAGAGATAATTCATCTAAAGGTAGTATTAATACTACTATTGAGTCTTTTGATCGTTTTCTTAACAAGGTTGCACCTGATAGATATATTACTGATGGTTTCGCTTGGCAATATGATGCTCGTATATGGGTGAATTTACATAATGAATGGGTTAAAAGAATACATACGTTAAATAATATTAAATCTAATAGTTAAGTTATGCAAGTTAAAACTAAACTTCAAGTTAAACGTGATTTCTTTGATCTTCTTAGAAAACATGGTGTCGCTGGTAAATACGTGATTAATTATTACAATGGTCATTATAACAGGCTTTCTCTTAATAAATTTCTTAAAGAAAAAGATCCTTCTAAATATGTTTATGCACCTTTTTACTGGGATAGTATGGTGTGGCATAAAATTAGTATTGAATGGGGTATTTATCTTAAAGATGTTAAAATAATTAACTAAACTAATTTAAACCAACAATTATGGATAACTTTAATTATCTCGAATATGTTGGTGGAGGTTTTGTTTTTCTTAGTCTTATGAAAGCTATTGATAAACCTATTAATGAAATAGTTGAAAAAGATTTGATGGTTATTGATGATACCGTTCAAGAAGAATATGATACTAGTTTCGATAGTTACATTAATAATTATGATAATTTTTATGATTATAAATGTGATGAAGATTTTCTTGATGATGAGGATGATGACGATCATCCAGAACAAGTTACTCTACAAATTAGGGTAGCTATTGTTAAGTCTTTTAATTCGGATAGTAGTAGACATCCACCTTAAAATAGTATAACTAATCAATATACTAGAATAATTTAAATAGAATGATTTAAATAGAAAAGAGGGCAAATCTGATAGTTGTATTAATACTATAGTTTGCCCTCTTATATCCAACAGTATTATATCTTTTTTTTTATTGTGCAAATTAAACTCTTAGTTTAGTTGATCTTCGTAATGAAGGTTTAGGTCTTAACGATTCTCAAACAATAAAAATTAATATTATGGAAATAAAAAAATCTTAAAGAAGCGAAAAGTTTGGTTGAAAGATATCGTGAAGTAACACATAGTGATATAATTATGTCAATTTATGATATGAATATGTTAGTTTTTGATAAAAAAATAACCAATTATGTCCTTGATGATCTAACAGGATTTGGTAATTCTCGTAATTGTAAATTGTGTATAGCTGTTAATGTAAATTGTGATAGTTGTATTCATAATCATTTTAATAATAGTGATTATGATTACATTGATGATAATTACTGCTTGTTTCATCATACATACGATGACATACGTGATGCTAAAACTCCTAAAAAATTACTTAAAGCTTATGAGGCTAGAGCTAATTATATTGAAACTATTATTAATGATTATGAAGAATTACTTAAAACTTATAAAGATAAAGCTAATTATATTTAAACTATTATTAATAATTATGAACTAAATAATAAATAATATTATGATAACAGAAAATAATTTAAAAGAAGTTCTCGATAATCTTCAAAAGGAAGATATAGATCGAGCTATGACATCTAATAAATATTATGTTGCCATAGAAGTAAATAGTTATGGTAGTGTATTTATTTCAGTTTATAAGTGGTCAGATGTAATGAGTAATGCTGTCCATGCTGCTGGTAATCTATTTATAGCCAAAGATGAGCTTCTTAGATTAGCTAAAGAAGTTGATACTAATAATGAACATTTAAAAGCTTATATGTAATGAACTTTTTGAAAATAATAATAACAATTAATCAAATAATATTATGAAAGCAAAAATTATTAATATTACTACTATTGACAAAGAAGCTAATAAATTAATTATACCTTTTAGTCCTGGTAATCTTGCTACAAATATTTGTAAACAAGTTAAAATACCACTCAATAGTGTGTGTAGATTACAACTTGGTGAAATAGATAGTTTGGACAGTGAAGAATATTATCAAGAAGAAGATGGTCTTGATGGTAATACTCGTTATGATCATATTATCATTTACTCTAAGGGTAAAACTCTTGAACAGTATATTTTTGTAGTTGATAAAGGTGTTAAAGCTAATCTTATTTATGCTATGGTAGTTGACAATAAAGAAGGTGAAGTTGAGACTTTTAGTATTGGTGATCAATCTGATTATCTTAAAACAATAACTTTAGAACAATTTGTTGATATTGTTAAACAAGGTATTAAAGATAAAGTATTTAATCCTACTGAAAATGTTAAACCTGGATTTAACAGTATTAAAGAATCTATTATTAACAACTTAAAAACGAAGTGATGGAAAACAATAAAAATAACACTACTATTCATGATATTGAAAGTAAAATAGCACATCTTAAAAGGTGTATTAAAATAACTGAAAGAGATTTAATTACTGGTGATAATCCTTATACTCAAAAGACTATTATAGATACACAATTTAAGTTTAAAGAACAACTTAAAGAAGCTCGTAGTAAACTAAAGGAACTAAAAGCTCAGACTCCTTGTAAAAATGAAGATATAATCCATGTTCAACCTCCCGGTAAAAAAGAGAATCCCGAAGATGATAAAGATGCTATTATTGATAATCTTAGACGTATTATTGATGATAAGTGTGCTATAATTAATACTTATATGGAAGATAATTATAAACTTCAAGAAGAAATAAAAATCATTGATCAAAGATATAAAGTTCTAGTTAATTTAATAACTAGTCTTAGAAAAGAATTAAAAATTAGTAATGAAACTGCTCAATTAGTAGTTAAAGATGGATATGATCAACAAGTTATAATTGATAAACTTGAGCATACCATTAAAGCTAAAGATGCTGAAATAGAAAATATTGATAAAATTCGTAAAGTTCAAGTTGATCTAATAACAGGTCTTAGAGAAGAATTAGAAATTATGGATAGTAACCTTGAGTTAACTATAAATGGTCATAATAAATTAAAGCTTAGTTATAATGAATTGATTGAAAAAATGAATGATATTTCTTCAATGAGTTTAAGTGAATTTAAAAGTTATAAAAAGAATCCTTTTGTGTATAATAAACTTAAAATTTAAAATTATGTTTGAGATAGTTGTTGGAGTAAAAGATGAAGTTGTTAATCAACTTAATGAAATAAATAAAGATCATCGTATAAAAATTATTTCATTTATTAATCATTATCGCGATGATAAATATAGCGTTCTAATTCATAAATCTGAAATAATAAGAGAACCTATAACAGAAGATAGTTTTGATGATATGCTTAAAAATATAAAATAATAATATTATGAAAAATGAATTTGGTATTTCTCAAAGTAAAGAAGCTCCTAGTAGATTTAGAGAAAAATCTACGAAGGAATTAGTTATTAAAAATAATGAAACTGAGGTATGTGGTATTGTAAAATATATCATGGAAAATAACTATTATTATCCTTATCTTACAGTTGATAACAAAGACTATAAAATTGATAGTGAATCAGCTAGTACCGTTGGATGTACTGAATGTTATATTCAAAATGACATTGTGAAAGATCGTAAAAAGAAACCTTTTATTAAATATATACAAGGTAAACCTTTTGATCGTCATTATCCTACTCATTTGAAATATAAACCCGGTAAAGCTTTGAGTGCAATTATTAAAAATAATATAGCTTATGTTACATCTTAATAAAGAGCTATTAAAAGCTAATCCCAAAGTAATGGAAAATTTCATCAAGTTCTATAAAGAATTTGATGGTTTTCCTAAGCCAGATATAAATAATTTTTTTGATACTCATTTTAGTTATCAATTACCTATTTGGCTTGAATTCTTTAACAGTCATAATGTTAGTATAGCTTGTGTTTATGGGGCTGGTTTTGCATGTATTAATAAAAATAATAATATCAATAGTGCTTATTCTAATATCGCTGATAAAAATGGTGATATTATTGTAGCAGATGATAAGACTATTATTAGTCCTATACATATGTTTGAAACTGTTATTTCTAAACTTATTATTAAAATTAATAATCCTTTTTAATCATGGTTGAAAATTTAGAAGAAGCTAAAAAATTAGTTAAACTTTATAGAAATTTTAAAGTTGCTGATATTAAATGTAAATCGTTTGAAGATGGTACATTTAGTGTAGCACATAATCTTACTGGTTATGGTAATGTTGCTACTTGTTCTCTTTGTATTCCTATAAATGTGAAATGTGAAAAATGTTTATATAGTATAAATATTTCTGAAAAGAACAATGTCTTTTATTGTACCAAAGGTGATAATATACATACATATTTTAATATAGAAGAAGCTACAACTCCTAAAGAACTTAAAAAGGCTTTTAGAGATAGAGCTAACCATATTGAAAAACTTATAAAAACTATTGAAAATGAAAAATAAAAAAATAATATTAAAAAAGTTTGATAGTACTAAAACTTATCCTGATGGAAAGTATATTGTAAAAACATCTGTAGTAGATGAAGAACCAATGCTTTGTAATCATATAAATTTGACTTATAAAGATATGTCTTTATGGGCTACAGAAGATGGTTTTTTTGTAAAGCCAGAATATCTTTGTAGAATAAATATTGTGTTTGATAATGAGTGATTTTAAGCCTGTTAGTACATTTAATTATAATAACGAACAATTACTTGCTCTTGAAAAACTTCTTAATTGGAGTAATAGTTTAAAACCTAATGTATTTACCTTAGAAGGTAGTGCTGGAACTGGTAAAACAACTATTATGAAGGAGTTTATCAAGACTTGTAATTATCGTAGTGGAATAGCTGTAACTGCACCTACACACAAAGCTGTTAGAGTAATAAGTACTTTGACTGGTCAGAAAGGTGTTACTATTCAGAAACTTCTAGGTCTTAGACCTAATTATCTAATGGAAAATTTTAATGTTAATAATATTGGTTTTGCTAGACTTGGCAGACCTACTATTGGAGCATATAAACTTATCATAATAGATGAAGCCTCTATGATTAATGCTAGTTTGCATAAACACATTGTAAATGAAGCTAATCAATTTAATGTTAAAGTACTGTTTGTTGGAGATAGTTGTCAATTACCTCCTATAAATGAAAATATTAGTAATGTATTTAAAACAACTGATAAAGTAACTCTTAAACAGATTATGCGTCAAGAAGAAGATAATCCTTTAACTGATTTACTTGAAGTTGCAAGAGATGATGTTATTAATAATACTTTTAATGTTATGAAATTGATAACTCGTAATCCTAATAAAGTTAAAGATGGTAAAGGTTATATGAGTGTCAATGATAAGATGTTTAAATTTATGATTGAACGTGGTTTTAACCACAAAGATTATGAGAAAGACATAGATGCTTTTAAACTTGCTGCGTATAAGAACGATACCGTTTTACATTGGAATAAATTTATACGTAGTAAAATCTTTAAAGGTCATGATAATAATTTTCTTATTATGGATGATCTTTTAACATCTTATAATACTATTCTTGATGAATTTAATAGTCCTATTATTGTAAACTCTGAAGATTATATTCTCAATGATATGCAATATTATATTAATGAAAGTGGCATTAAAGGATATATAGTTAGACTTACAAAAGTCTTTGGTGGTGAAAGTACTCCTTATATGTTTATTGTCAATATTGCAGATGAAGATAATAAAATGAGATTTCTATCTATAGCTAATAATCTTGTACTTGCTGCAAAAAATGCTACAAGAAATATGAAACGAGCTAGATGGGAAGCTTTTTATAAGTTTAAGAATAGTAATCTTCTTACAAGTACTATATTTGATGATCAAGGCAAACCTATTCTGACTAAAGATTTAGATTATGGATATGGTTTGACTATTCATAAAACTCAAGGTAGCACTTACAATAATGTATTTGTTAATCTTAACGATATTATTTATAACAAACGTGGAAAAGTTATGAATGATCCTTTGCTTAGAAGTAAGCTTATATATGTAGCTATTAGTAGAGCTAGTAAAAGTTGTATAATTTTAAATAAATAATATTATGGCAGTAGAAAATAAAAAGTATGGTAAACCTGTTTATAATCATGCAGGTTATAAAATTGTTCCAATTCTAAAAACTAACGTTAGTGAAAAATCTAAAGTTGGTAATACCGGATTTGTAACAAGAACAGCTAAGACAATCAGTAAAGGTTATTCTGGTGAATATGCTATTCTAGCTGGTAAAAAAGAAGTTGAAAAATCAAAAGATATTATATATCTTAAAGAGTTCATTGATCTCATGTATAAAGATGTTGTTGAAAAGTATGTTTTTATTAATAAAAATGGAAAGATTGCTAAACTTAGAAATAAAAATATGTTTGCTATTTTTATAAATGGCGTAAAAACTAGTCAATCTCCTAATCTTGATACTTTGAGAAATAAGCTCAGATAAGTGGAGAATCCTCCATTGTTTATTATTATGAAAATGATAAAGAAACTGTCTTCGAAAGAGATGGAGGAACTAATTATAAACTAAATATTAATAATTATGATAACTAAAATAACAGATTGTAAATTTATAAATAATTTAGATTCATTTAGATATATGGGTGCAGAAGAATATGATTTTTGTTATTCTATTGCAGGTGATTACAATAGCTATGGTGATATTAATCATGGCGATATAAGTTTAAATTCAGAAACTAATGAACTTTGTTTAATTTTAAAAACTTTAGATAATCGTTATTATAAATTTAGTGATAAAAATGTTAAAATAATGACTTTGAGTAAAACTAATATTATAAAAGAAGTTCAAAAAATTAAACTTAAAAAAGTAAATTTATTTTTACGTATTAAGAAAAATGATTCTAAAGATTTACTTATTGATAATCATTCTACAATTTTATTTTTAATAATGAAATTAGATTTTGATATAACCAACATAAACTTGTTAGTATGAAAGAATGCACTAAATGTGATCTATGTATTACAACCAATAATCAAGCTAAATTTAATATTGTTAATAAGAACAATAAAATACTTTTTTTATCTGATAGAACTAGATATAGAGAAGATAAATTAAATAGTCCTTTTAACACTATTGAATATATTGAATTTTTTAAGATTATTGAAACTAATTTAAACCTCTATAAAAACGATTATATTAAAGGTCATGCTATAAGATGTAAAACCAATAATCTTCCAGATTTTGATCGAAGTGCTAAGTTTTGTCTTAGTCAGAATAAAGAGTTCTTATCTATAGCATCTAATATTAAAGTTATTTTTACTTTAGGTGTTGATGTTACTAATTTGTATCTTACTCCTTATACTTATAGCTTTTATGATAAGTATAATTTTAAAAATTTTATTTTAATACCTTTTCATCATCCTATCTATTTTGTTAAAAACAATATGGTTAACAAGATAGATTTTAATGCTATTCAAAAAGTAATAGCAAATTATGTTTAACCAAAATACTAATTATGAAAAAATTAATGTTTATCTTATTGATTTCTAGTTGTACTATATCTAAATTACATTGTAATGAGAATTACGATAAAGATTATATTATAACTATTGATAAAGAAAGATTTGAAATTAATTTCGATGTTGATAAAAGTGATCTTAAAACTATAGCCTCAAAACGTAATAATCCTGGTAATCTAAGACCTGTTGGAAAGTCTGGATTTAGATATTTCAAAACACTTGAAGATGGATATTATGCTTTAGTTAAAGATATAACTTATAAACAAACTGGAAGATCAAGTTATTTGAAACCTGAAAGTACAGTTAGAGAACTAATCTATGTTTATGCTCCTCCTTTTGAAAACAATTCTAAAAATTATGTAAATCTTGTATGTAAAGAATTAAATATTGATAAAGATACTCCGATAAAAGATGTATGTACTTTAGATTTAGTAAGGGCGATCATAAAGATAGAAGATTATAAGCTGTATTCTTTAATGTATAATAAAGTAACTTATAAAAAATATATTAAAAGAAAAGATTATGAAATGTTATCTTTATGATTGCGAAGTTTTTAAAAATTATTTTTCTGCTGTCTTTATAGATTATGAAGATTACCACGCTATTCGTAAAAAAATAGATGTAGAAAAAATTAGCAGACTTGAAGCTATTAAATTGATTGAAAGTATTCCTTATATAATATTTGAAATAAGTTCTGTAGAAGGTTATGAAAAAGATGATACTGCTAAGATTTTATCTTTTACATTTTCCGGTAATTATCTTGCTGGTTTTAATAATAATGACTATGATAATATGCTCCTTAATTTTATTGCTATGAATTATACTAAAGATTATAGCATTAAAAAGTTTAATATGGAGATATATAACTTTAGTAAAGAACTCATTGAAACTGATAAAGAAATACTTCGGAATTTAGACAAGTTTAAGTATGTTAGAAGATTTAATGCTAACTATAAAAGTATAGATGTTCAAAAAATACCTTCTTTGGATAAAGTTAGAAAATCTTTAAAGCAGACTCTTATTAATCTTAAATGGTATGATATTATAACCTTTGAATTACCTCCCATAAGCGACCTTGATAAACATTTTTATGATGAAAGATTTATTTCTAATATAGATGATTGGGATAGATATTTAGTTAAAGAATATATTCCTGATCTTAAAATCTATAATCGTAATGATGTTTTGGGTGTTGGAGAATTGTTTTATTATCTACATGATGATATTGAACTAAGATTTAAGATTGGTGCTAAATATGGTATTAATGTTGATAGTGCTTCTCAGGCTAAAATTGGAGATCGTATTTTTCAGAAATTTTATCTTGATAAAACTGGTATAAGTCACAAAGATTTTTATGGTTCTAAAACTTATAGAAACCATGTTAAACTTTCAGATTGTATATCAGATAAAATTCAGTTTAAAACTAAAGAATTAAAAGACCTTAGAGATAAAGTATATCATACAACTGTTAAAACAACTAAAGAACTTAGTATTAATTTTGTGTTTGATGGTACAGAATATAATATTAAATCTGGAGGGATTCATTCTGTTGATTTACCCGGTGTCTATAGAAGTTCCAACAATGTTAAAATAATTGATGCTGATGTTAGTAGTTATTATCCTAGTCTTATAATTACTAATAAGGTTAAACCAAAACATATGCACCCATACTTTTTAACATTGTTTGAATTTATAACAGATGATAGAATTACTGGTAAACAGGAAGGAGATTATGTAAAAGCTTTAACTCTTAAATATACAATTAATATTATATATGGTAAATTTGCTTTTGAATTCGGTCCTTATTATGACCTTCAATGTACTTTTCAAACTACTATTAATGGACAACTTGCTTTAATGATGTTGGTAGAAAGATTGTCATTGATTGGTATTAAAACTATATCTGCTAATACAGATGGTATATTATGTTTGGTTCCTAATGATAAACAAGAGATTTATAATAAGACTTGTGAGCAATGGCAAAAAGATGTTAGTTTAAATCTTGAATTTAATAATTATTCTTTATATGTTCGTAGAGATGTAAATGCTTATTTTGCTGTTAAAGAACATGAAGGTGAATACAATGAAGAAAAACATCTTAAACGAAAAAGTGCTTTGCATGATAAGCTTTATTATGAAGATTTACAAAAAGGTTTTGATAAACCTATTGTAGCTAGAGCCATTATAAATTATTTTAAAGATGGTATTTCTGTATCTGAAACTCTACGTAAACATACTGATATTTATGATTTTTGTACTACTAATAATATTGGTAGAGAATTTGCACTTAAATATATAAGAGTTATAAATGGTCAGGTTATTACAGAATATCCTCAACGTAATGTTAGGTTTTATATCAGTACTAATGGTGGTTCATTGATTAAAATTAAAAAGAATAATCTTAATGGTAATGGTGCTAATATGTGTGCTGGTCAAAAGGTTACAATATTTAATAGATATTTTCATAAAGACAATATGGAAGATTATAATATTGATTACCTATATTATCAAAGAGAAGCTAATAAAATCATAAATCAAATAGAAACTAATGTTAAGCGTAAGGCTGGTTCTAAGAAACGTATTCGTAATGAATTGAATCAACCTTCCCTGTTTGATTAAGATCAATTTCCCTGTAGAGATAGAAAGTATGCGACAGTCAGCGTACATCACTTTCTAATCCTACCGGGAAACCTTACAATGAGTAATATTATTACTAATAATCATTTAAATATTAAAATTAATAATTATGGACATATTAAAAAATTGGAAATATGTCGGTGGAAAAGGTGTATATAAATATGAAGATCGTGAAGATAATGATGCTATTTTATCTAGGCTTATTTCAGGTCTATTAAGTGCAAACTTAAAGATAATAGTTGTAGCAAAGACTAAAATGGTAGAATATTATTCTAAAAAGTTTTCATATCCTGTACATTCCGCTGATCAAGTTACTATGGACAAACGTATAGTTGATGTTTTAATCATAATTGATGCTGGAGATATTGCAGATAATGTTATAAATCTGGTTTTAATGAGGATTGTATTCAAATATATGTTTGCTACAGTTTCTAAGTTTAACTATGATAATGATTTGGATAAGTTTCCACGTCTTACATCGGATGCTATTAAAAGTAAACGATCTATAGATAGTAAACATAATGAAATACATTTATCTATTGAACTTTCAAATAATGAATTTGCAAAGTATGAAGAAATTACTAATAAAATGAAAGATATTTTTGAAATGTTTAATGGTGATTTTGATACTATTGTTAAATGTTACAGGGGTGATATGCAAAGTGGTATTACTGCGGACAATTTTCGTAGAGAATTTGCTAAAGCTTCAGGTTGGAATGAAAATTTAGATGTTAGTATTCAATATTATAAAGATTTATCAGAGGGTTTTAATCCTAATGCTATTTATGAGAAAGCTAAGATGTATCATGATCTCATTGCTATGCGTAATCATTACCTTGATGAACATTTTGTTAAAATTCTAACCGTTAATAGTATTGTTTCTTATCTTAAAACTAGAAGATTTGTTATTGTTTGTAAGAATAGTAAGATGGCTGATGATATTTCTAACTTTTTAAATAAGAAAGGTGATATTTGTAACGCTATCCACAATGATCATAAGAACGTTTATCTTTCTGATGATGATGGAAATCTTATACTTTATAAATCTGGTGCTAAAAAGGGTCAGCCTAAAGGTCATGGTTCAAAAACTGTAAACTCTACTTATATAAGAGCTTTTAATAATCACGATATTAGATGTATTTGTATTACTAATAGTCTTGTTAAAGATACTTCTATTGAAGATATTGATGGATTAATATATACATCTCCAAAATGTTTATCTTATTTAGAACTTAATAAAAGAAGTAAACTAATATTTAACAGTAACGTAAATATCATTAATCTATCATTACTTAATACAAAGGATGATGATAACTATAATGATCGTTACAAAGCTTATAATACATTTGTTAAGAAGTTCGATAAAGATGATATTGATAAATTAAAGATTTATTAAAAGAGTATAAAAATAATTTAAAATTATTGATTGAATTACTTTGAAATGTCAAATAATTAATATAACTTTACACATGAAAAATCAAATAATTAATAAGGAACAGGAAAATAATGATCTTGTTCAAAAGGATAATAAAGAATTGATTAAAGAAGAAAATAAAGAACAAATGAATGATTCTCCTGATCATCAGAATAAAGAGGTTCAGAATAAAAAAGCTGAAATGAAATTAGTTAATGCTAACAATGTTTCTGCAAATTTTGGACTTAATAGTTTTCTTGATATTGATATCGTTAATGATAGAGAGAAAGCTTTAGAACTTTTTAGTGTTCTAGTTAAATCTAAACAACTTACTGGTAAATCTCCTGAAGAAGCTATGGTTCTTTATATTAAATCTAAAGAACTTGGTTTACCTTTTATGACTGCTTCTGATCATATGCACATTATCAATGGTAAAGCCGGAGTTGATGTTCATATTCTTAAAGCTAAACTTCTTAAAGCTGGTAATAATATTTGGTGGGAAAAAACAGAAGATTATGTTCCTCTTTATAAATATGTTGATGGTACTGGTTTTCAACTTATTTGTTCTGAAGCCGAACTTAATGACTTACTTCCTAGAGAGTATCAATATACTTATGACGAAGTATCTGTTAAAGCCGCTAAAGATGCTAAGAAAGTTCCTGTTTATAAAAGTAATAATTTTAAACCTGTCGATTGGCGTACTACTTATATATTTTATCGTATCAAAAAGATTGAACTTACTGATGAATTAAAAACTCTTACAGAAGTTAGCTCTTTTAGTTGGGATGAAGCTATTACAGCTGGACTTCCATTGGATAAATCTGGTGCTTTAAATAAAGATAGTAATTGGGTTAAACGACCTAAGCTTATGTGTGATCATAGAGCTTTTACTAATGGTGCTAGATCAATTGGTGCCGATATTCTTTTTGGTCTTTATGATAGTAAAGAACTTTTAGATGAAAATAAGAAAAGTTATCTTATTAATTCTGAAGGTGATATTATTAATTATGAAGATGTCTAATTTGGGGATAATTAATCCTATAATAAATAACCTATTGTTTCATTTAAAATTAATTAATTAAATTATGGAAAATTTTGTAAAATTTGCATTTAGTGTTCAATCAACTGGAAAAAAAGCTGCTAAAACTACTGAACCTGAGTTGTATTTAACAACTACTAACGGTAAAGTTAAGATCAATGAAGCTACTTCAAGACTTCTTGGTGTTGCTCCTGGTGATCATCTTATGTTTATGAATAATGCTGACGCTGTTAGTAAAGCTATTCTTGCAGGAGAAACTGATGAAGATACTCCTGTAACTTGGGGTATTGCTAAAGGTAATCTTATTTATGGTAAAGATGGTAAAGTTGAGCAAGTTATTAAAAGGCTTTCTAAAGCTGAAAAAGAAGCTTTAATTGAAGCTGGTGAAGTTGATGAAGAAGGTAATCCTTTGACTCAATATACCGATAAACTTGCTGGTTTTAAACTTGCTTCTGTTTCCGGTAATGTCGGTATTGGTTCTATTCTTGAAGGTAGCGATGCTGTTAACTGGGTTGAACTTGGTGGAAATAATGACGAAATTCAAGTTTATTCTGTAAGTAAAGAGCCTGTTCAAGTTGAAGCACCTAATGGAACTGAAAGTCCTGAGGCTGTTGATTTGTTTGTAATCTCACTTGACAGGTCAGAAGCTAAGAGGTAAGTAAATCCTCTCATAATTAATGGAGGAGGTATAAAGCCTTCTCCTTTTTTTATCACTATTAAATACGTATTTAATTATCTAATATTTTTTAATCATTAAAATCATAACGTTATGGCAAAAGGAATAACTAAAGATACCAGAAGTGTATCATTAAAGAAATTTGTACCAAATCCAGAAATTAATAATGGTCTTGTTAAAGCTGTTTTAACTGATGTAACAATTGGTGAAGCCGAAATTAAACAAGATAGTTCTTGGGAATTATTTAGGGGTAAAAAAGTTCCTAGATTATCTTTTATTTTTGAAGAGTTTGATCACGATAAAGATTTAGAACCTTGTCGTCATATTCATAGTTATACTGCTTATCCTATGGATGCAAACATTCCTGAAAGGGAAAATTGGCAGTGGAATCAAATTGCTCAAACACTTAAACATCTTATTGATGTATTTAGTGAAGATGATTTCAAAGATGAATATGCTGAATTATTGGCTTTGGATGATACCAAAACTGATTTTGAAGGTCAGCTTGAAGAATGGACTAAATTTATGAATGGTGTTGCTACAGTTTTCAAAGGTGATGGTAAGAAATTACCTGCACTTGTTGGTAAAAAAGCTTGGCTTAAATTATTACTTACTTTCAAAGGTAAAGTTGTTAATAATGGAGATTTTGGATTTCCTCAGTATCCTGGAGATGGTATTGTTGAACTTTATAAGGAAGGTGTTAAGCCTAGTCTTAGAGTTAATGTTACCAAAGGCGAGGGTATTGTAGCAACTCCTTATAAATCTGCTAAAGACTTGAATGAAAATAATAATAATGCAGCTTCTGGCGATGTACCTGCTTTTATGAAAGGTTAAGAATTTTTAAATTATGTTATAAAAAGGGTTATTAATTATAGTAACCCTTTTTTTATATCTTATTTATTACATGAAATCAATTAATAGAGATATAACTAAACAATATATTTTAGAAAAGCTTGATCAGGTTGATATATTTTCTCATTATTTAGAGGTTGATGAAAGAGATATTATAGCTTGTATTAAGTATAATATTTTAATGGTTAGTCCTTTAAGAAATACAGATAGTGCTACTGTTGGATTTAAATATACTAGTGCTGGTATTCTTAGAATGAGAGATTTTGCAGGTTATTTTTGGGGAGATTGTTTTGATTTAGTTGGTTATGTTTTAAATAAGAATGTTAAGAATGGATATGATTTTGTAGAAATACTTACTCATATAGCTATACAACTTGGTGTCATTGATGATGATGGTAGAGCTAAAGCTATAGAGAAAAGAAAGGTTTCAAGTAGGCTTATAGAAATAAAGAAAGAAAAGAAGATAATTGAAATTAGTGATAGACGAATTAATAAACTTGATTTAGAATACTGGAACAAGTATATTTATGATGAAAATTTTACTATAAAATATCTTAAATATTTCAATATTTATATGGTTAAAACTTATTGGATAGATAGACATATTAATCCTGTACACAAATATGATTATAATTATAATGATCCTTGTTATGCTTATTATGGTCTTACAGATAGTGATGGTATTGATAATATCAAGCTTTATTTTCCAAATAGAAAGAAACCTAATCCATATCCTAAATTTATAACAAATGCATCTTTTATATTTGGTATTCACCATTTAGTAAATTTGAAAACTATTGACTTTCTTATTATAACTAAATCTACAAAAGATGTTGTTTCTCTTTATTCATACACTAACAAATATAATCCAAAAATAGGTATTGTTTCTCTATCTAGTGAAAGTACTCCTTTAAATAAAGAACAATTTGATTGGCTTTCTAGTTTTGTAACTAAGAAAATAAAGAATACAGATCATAAAGCTGTGTTTACTCTTTTAGATTTTGATCTAACTGGAATTAGAATGTCTAATCGACTTAGAAAAGAATTTAATACTTATCCTTTTTTCATTACCAATGGTCGTTTTGGAACTGTTGATTATAATGAAAAAGATTTTACTGATCTTACGGATACTTATAATAAAGATCAAATAGATAATTTAATTTCCGTATCTATAAATAATATAAACAGAATAATAATTTAATAATTAAACTTATGAATATACAAAGATGTGATACTCCATTTAAAGTTAGACCAGTTGCTACTTTAAATACTGATAATAATAGTTATATTTATGTAGTTCTCCCTGTAGAAAAAGAAATGGTAGAAGCTCTATATAACGATAAAGAAAAGAGTTTAGAAAATAAATATGAAGCTAGTGGTATAAACTTTAGTACAAAAGATGTACATTTGTTAGGAGAAACTGATCAGGTAGATAATAATGATCTAGTTAGACTTAATAATAATCAAACTATGTTCATACCATTAAATTTTAATCATCATGATTTAACTTATGATATTAGAACTGATGGCAGTAGGGCTATGATGATGCGTGAAGTGTTTGAACTTAAAGACTACTTTTATTATAAACTTGCTTTAATTGGTAATCCAAAATATGCAGTTGTAGTAAAATTAGTAAGAACGTTATATTTAAAGAATTTGTCAAATTTAAAATGGTACAATGATGAACGAAATAATTAAAAATGCTCTTTTTATAAAAGATGTAAATGGAAGTATTCGTTTCTGGTCTTATGGTAACTTAAATGCTGTAGAAAAAACTTATGATGTTTATAGTGGGACTTTAGTTGCTTTATTTAGTACTGGTGGAACTGTTAGAGTTAAGAAAGTTCTAAATGGTATTAAATCTTTAACAGAGGATGTTAAATCTAATGTTAGATTAAAAAGAATAAAAGGTTATAAATCATTTGATGATTTGGATATTAAAATTGAGAATATTGTTTCTCTAGATTATCTAATTTATAATCATACTAAACTAACCTTTTGTTTTGAACATTTAAACAAAATCCTTCGTGATGCTTTACCTGATGATAATACTGATTCCAATGGTCTTTTAAAACCTATGAAAGCACAGCCTTTTAAATATGGTAAGTTTAACTATCCTGCTTTTGCTCAACCTAAAATAAATGGTATTCGTGGTTTTATACAATTAGAGGTTGTTATAAAAGGTACTGGTATGTTTAAAGAAGTTGTTAATGAAGTTACTATTAGAAGTAAAGAAGGTCATCTTTATATATTACCTCATATTTCAAAGTGTTTCAAACATGAAGATTTCTATAATAAAGAAACTGAAGAATATGATATAATTTATGATGGAGAATTATACATTCCCAATAAACATCTCAGTTATATTAAAGCTTCTATACCTATGGTTAATGCTAAAGGTACTACAAGTAAACCTTCTAATAATCCAGAACAAGTTCAATTTTGGTGTTTTGATTTAGCTGTTAATGGTATTCAAAGAGAACGTTATGTACTTCTTTCTAGAAAGAATGAATCTATACCACGTATGTTAAGTGTTGAAGATAATCTTCATAAAGATTTTGATAATAATGTTTTATTGTCAGAATTGGTAAGAGTTACAACATATGTTGTAAATGATGATAAAGAAGTTGAAAGACTTAGAGATTTATTTATTCAATATGGTTATGAAGGTGTTATAATTAGAGATGCCGAAGCTTATTATTCTTTTGGTGGTAGACCTAAGACTATGATGAAGTTCAAAAAACATAAAGACGCAGAGTTTAAAATTAAGGATGTAGTTCCTAAAGATAAAGAACCTGAAACTGGTATGTTTATACTCTATAACGACCTTAATGATGAAACATTTACTTGTAATCCTGAAGGTAGTTATGAATCAAGAAAAGAATATCTTGATAATAAAGATCATTATATTGGTATGATGGCTAAAGTTAAATTCTATGAAAGAAGTGGAGTTAAACAAGTTCCTTTTCATGCTAACGTTGTTGAAATAATAGGTTAAATTATGAATGAAAATAAAAATAATCTTTATGATAAACTTATAAAATATGGAGTATCTGAACAAACTACTATTGATTTATGTAATTGTTTTGATGCTAAAACTATTAAAGAATTTGTTAAATATTTAAAACATGAGAGAAAATGAAATTATTATTTTTTGATACTGAAACAAATGGTCTTCCAAAGAACTATAATGCGCCTCTTAAAGATGTAGATAACTATCCTAGAATGGTTCAACTTGCTTATGTTATAACTAATGAGTATGGTGAAAAGATTGCAGAACGTATGCAAGTTGTTAAACCTGACGGTTGGGATATTCCCGAAAAGCTTCAAGAACTTCATAGAGTTACTATGCGTAGAGCTAGTGAAGGTATGAGAGAAGCTTATGTTCTAAAACAATTTCAAATTGTTGGTAGTATGTGTGATAAACTTATTGCTCATAATTATGACTTTGATATTTCTATAGTAGGTTCTAATTCAATTAGAGCTGGTATTAAACATGAAATTGCTAAAGTACCTCATCTCTGTACCATGAAGCATCAAATGATTGGTCAGTATGTTGGAATTCCTGGTAATAAATATTATGGAGGTTTTAAATGGCCGACTCTAAATGAACTTCATATTAAACTTTTTGGAGAAGGTTTTAAAGATGCCCATGATGCTCTTGTAGATGTTAATACTACAGTTAAATGTTACTTTGAATTAAAACGATTAAAAATAATTTAAAACAATAAACAAATGAATAATTTTGATGTTATTAAAAAATGGACTTTAAGTGCATTTAAAGAACGTACTCTTGATCAGCAAATTACTGCTCCTATTGAACATATTAAGAGAGAAGAAATTGATGAATTGTTAGAATCTATTAAAAAATATTTAATAGCTAAAGATAAGCTTATTCAATTAAAAACTAGTCCTGATATGATAAGTAAAGAAACCTATGATCATTTTGTGGATACTGTTGATAAAGCTAGAAATGATGTTTTATTTGAAATGGTAGATATAATATTAATGCTATCAAGTTCAATGTCGCATATAGATATTACTGTTAATGATCTAAGTGGAGCTTTAGATTTCAAACTTGATCTTTGTATGAGTTCTAATTGGTATTTAGCTGATGCAGAAAAAATGATTTATAAACGTGTAAAATAATCAAAGATATGAAAAATGTTATTAAAAATGATACTGTTATTGAACAGCTCGAAGAAGCTAAAGCTATTATGAGTACTGCACAGAGTGTTCTGCATTGGAACGAACTTCGTGATTCTATAAAGGATCAAATTAAAGATCCTGTACTTAGATATATTGATACATCGGGACTTATTACTGATGTACTTATTTCTAATGGTGTATATCCTGCTAAACGACTTAAAAATAATGATTTTAAATCATCTGGTAAAGTCGTATATGAATATGATAAAATTAATTATCCTCAATTTTAGTAAACATGACAAATAAATTAATTGGATTTGCAGGTAAAATTGGTACAGGCAAATCTACTGCTGTTAATGCTTTTATGCACAATATCAATAGATATGCCAGACCTGCTTATAAAAATTGGAAAGTTGATGCTTTCGCTGACCCTATTAAACAGATTACTAGTTATATGTTTGGTATTACTCGTGAAGAACTTGAAGATCGGGAGGTTAAAAATAAGTTAATTCCATTTAGATTACAAGATGATTATACTAAACCTATGACTTATGGTCAGTTTATGCAGCTTTTTGGTACTAATGTTGGTAGAATAATCAATTCTAAAATGTGGATTGATAAACTATACAGAACTTATTGGGTTGGTAATAAAGAACAAAATGTTCTATCTACTAATTTATTACTTACTGATATACGTTTTCAAAATGAAGCTGACTTTGTTAAAAGTAAGGATGGCATAATCATTGCTTTTACAGGGAAATCGTTTGTTGATGAAAATATGGATAGCAGAGATTATAATCATGAAAGTGAAGCTATGGATATAACTCTAGATACATTTGATTATGTTATTAATTTGAATGTATTCGATACACCTGCTAAAGTAGGTGAATATTTAAAATTTATAATTGTTAATGAAAAAATTATTTAAAATTATGGCAAATATTTTTGAAATAAAAGAAGAATACTATAAAGTATTTGATGAAATTGAAGAACTTGATGGAGAACTTACTCCTGAGTTAGAAGAACGTCTTAAAATAGCTGAAGATAATCTTGAAGAAAAGATTAAAGCTTATTATGCTAAGATAGCCACTATAAAAGGTGAAGTTGAAACCATTAAAGATGAAGCTAAAAGACTTGCTAGTTTAAGGACAACCAAAGAAAATCTTACAGATAGACTTAAAAAGACTATCCTTGAAGCTACTCTTGAATTTGGTTGTGAAGGTAAGTCTGGTAATAAAAAGCTTGACTTTGATACTCTTAAAACATATAGTGTAAATAAGGATATTGTGGAAGTTGATGATGATTTTGACAATCCTGACTATATGTATGTTACTATTAAACTTCCTGGTAATGAATCTACTTATAAAGAGCTTATAAAAAGAATATCTAAAGTAATTAGTAGTGATTATATAGGTAGAATCAAAGAATTAAATCCGGAAGTTCAATCTATTATTAATAAGAAAAGATTAACTGATAGTCTAACACTAGCTTCTGTTAAAGGTGCTAGATTTAAGAATAATCCTTATGTTGTAATAAAATAAATAATAAATAAAGTTATGGCTCACAATTTAAATTTTAACGAACAAAAAGGTACATATTCTTACTTTGGTGTTCAAAAACCTGCTTGGCATAAACTTGGTCAAACAGTTGAATCTGCTCTTACTTCTAAAGAAGCTCTCAAAATGGCTAATCTTGATTTTGAAGTTGATAAGAAACCTTGTCATATTGAAGTTAATGATCGTCGTGTTGTAAACTTTGATAGAAGTATTTGGAAACAAGTTCCTGGTAGTTTTGCTACTTATCGTACTGATAATAATCAACCTCTCGGACAAGTTGGTAATAAATATGAAATTATTCAAAACCATCAAGCATTTAAGTTTTTCGATGATATTGTTGGAAGTAAAGAAGCAATGTTTGAAACTGCTGGAGCATTAGGTCTTGGAGAAACTATTTTTATTACTGCTAAACTTCCTAAGTTTATAAAAGTTGGTGGTAAAGATATAATTGATAGGTATCTTCTATTTACTAATTCTCATGATGGTAGTAGGTCTATTGAAGTATTGTTTACTCCTGTACGTGTAGTTTGTAATAATACATTACAATTTGCACTTAGTACAGCTAATAATAAAGTTCGTATCCGTCACACTCTTTCTTTACATGATCGCTTGGATGAAGCTAAAACTGTTTTACAGATTGAAAATATGAGGGCTACTGAAGCTGAACTTCTGTATAACGAAATGTCTAAAATTAAAATGACAGATGACAATATTAGATCATTTGTTAATATTGTATTTCTAACTTCGGAAGAAATAGCTAGAATTGAAAGTGGTGAAAAAGCTGGTGATGTTCTATCTAGTAAAAAGATTAATCTTATTAATGATGTTAATAAATATTACTATGATGGACCGGGTCAGAAATATGATGTTGCTAAAGGTACTCTTTGGGGTGCTTATAACTCTGTTAGTGGTTATTTTCAAAATGCTAAAATATATAAAGATAGTGAAACTAAAATGAAGAATGTTTTTTATGGTAGTGTTTATAATCATACTATGAATGCTTATAATTTAGCTAGTCAAATTGTTAAACAACCTTCAATGTTAGTGTGATGAGTGCTATGAAATTAGAAGAAGCTCGTGAAATAGCTACTAAAGTTATAGAACTTTCTGATAAGATGGAATTAGCTTATACTCATACTTCTCAAAAAGAAATCAGAACCCTTGCTATAATGGCAGGGGTTATTGATGCTTATAATCGTGGTAGTTTTGATAATAAATTTTAAATCTTAATAATATGAATGAAAATGATATGTTAACTAATAAATCTGAACTTAAAGTTCTTGTTTATAAAAGTAATGAATTTGCTATAATTCCTGTAAAAGGAAGTGATGGAGCGGCTGCTGTTGATCTCAATGCTAATTTGAATTTATGTGAAAATAAATTCATGTGTGGTGCTGCATTGCATGTTGATGAAGAAACTGATGAATTAATTCTTTCTATAGAACCTCGTGGTAGAGTTTTAATTCCTACAGGTTTACATATGCAAATACCTAAAGGTTATAAAGCAAATGTAAGACCTCGTTCTGGACTTGCTTTGAAACATGGTATTACAGTACTTAATACTCCAGGTCTAATTGATGAAGATTATCGTGGAGATGTAGGTGTTATATTAATTAATACTTCTAGTAAAGAATATTTAATTAGAGATAATGACAGAATTGCTCAATTAGAAATTGAAAAGGTTATTCCTTTTGAGTTTGAAGAAGTTAGTTCTCTTGATCATTTAACTTCTACAGATAGAGGTGAAGGTGGATTTGGTCATACAGGTAACAAGTAATAGTTATGTTTGGTATTGATCTTATTGAGAATGTAAAAGATATTGAATTTGGAGATGGTGATGTTGGAATTGTAACACAAGTTTTAGTTGATAATAAAGGAAATAAGTATCCTGCTATTAGATTATATGCTGTTGATAAACGAGAAGTAGGTACGAAACTTAAACTTAAAGATGTTCATAACAAAAAACCAGTTATAAATTTAATATTTAAGAAAAAAGAAAGCTATAATGCTTTCTTGGAAGCTATGGATAAAGTAGGAGATATTCTAATTGATGAAAATCTTTGATATAAAAAGAGGGGTGTTTAACCCCTTTTTTTTGTGCATTTACAAATAAAGTTAGAAGTAAAGTTAATGATAAAGATATTAATAATTTACCCCTATTTGTGTATTTCAGAATGAATTAAAATTTGCCTCCAGGTTGACAGAGAATAGGCAAATTTCAATCCAAATTATAAAGTGAACACGTAATACCAATGAAACAAGATAGTTAGTCAGAACGCCTAAAATCGACCTCATATGTTGTATGACTATCATTACCACTATCTTTACTATGAATAGTTTATTTAGCTCCTTGAATATTGTTATAAACTTGTATAGCAGCACTTTTATTACTTTGAACCTTACTAACTAATGGAAGATTTCTAAATAATGCTCTTTTAAACTTACTTTCTCCTGTATAAATACCTCTAGTTATTTCATCATTACCCAGAGCTAAAGAAATACTTGCATTAATAAGTTTGTGCATATCAGTAATAAGGCTCATAACAGGAATAGGTCTTTGAGAAACTTGTTCTAAAGAATCGGGACTAAGATATAAGGTAATATCAGCTTGACCTCTAAACAAAGCATTTAAAGTATAATTCTTAACATAAAATTTAAGTTTATCATCATCATCATCTCCACCTAACATACTAAGTAAAAGTATAAGACCTGAAACTTGTCCAAGTATAACTAATTCACTAAGATTTTTACGAAGATTTGCAGCATCAACTTCACTAAATCTTTCATCATACTGTGTATCCATAAATACTAACTTTCTCAAAAGTTGTTTTATACTAAATACTTGATTATCTAAAATTTCTTTCAGATCAATACCTCTTTCATAATCTTTTATAATGTTACCTTTTTCATCAATACGTTCTCCTTGTTCATTAGTCTTACTCTTAGCACTTGCCCGTACAAAACCCATAACACCACTACGATAACGACCTTTTAATTGAATCTTTAAAGCATCACTAAATTGTTCACGTTGAAATCTATCAGCAACACCTTCAAACATCCAAGTTCTAAATTGTTTCATAGCAGAAGTAATAACTTTTTTGTTTGCTCTAATTGGCATTTCACTATTATAGTTACCATGAACTTTAGATATTGTAGCAGCTATTTTAAGTTTTAAATTATCAATTAGATTAGGATCTTCAGCACCAAATATATCAGTCTTCCATTTACCTTCTTCATCAAAAGCTTCATAAATAGGAACATCATTACCTTTTAAATCTTTAACCATATTATTTTTACTTAACATAGTTGCAACAAGCAAAGGAGCTTGATTAAAATATTCACTTCTGTTCTGTATATTATAAGGATTCATCCAATTAATTCCACCAGTCTTTCTATTCTTAAAACTACGTTGATAAAGTTCATTAGAAGTTTCACTCATAGCATCCATCCTATCCATAAGTGATCTAATCTTCTTAGCTTCATTACTTTCAATAGTATTAAAAGAATAGTTTTTAAGCACTGAATTGAAAACCTTTTTATAAGCTACACCTAAATTCTTTTTAGTAAATAATCTACCATCATTAGCTTCCATGAAGTTATTAATATAACCTTGAGTCATGTTGGTAACACCACTAAAAGCATTCCAACCCATAGATTTAAGCTGATTATATTTAAGTATTGTCCTACCTATTTTAGCACTAGAATAATTACGACCAAGTTCTTCAAGAATAGTTTCTAATTTAGTAAGTTTTAAATTATATTCCTCAGCTTCAATATCTCCATTCTCAAAATCTTTTTTAATTGTAGCCATAAGTTCAAGTATCTTAGTCTTTTCTTCTTTCTCTTCTTTGGTAAGAACTTTAGTAGCAAATACATGTTCATCATCACTACGATGTCCATAGAAGTATTCAACCCAATAATCCCATTGATCTTTAATATTCTTAAAACTACGATCAGGGGACTTTCTTAAAAGTTCTCCAATTCTACCTTGACGTTTATTCTTTCCAGAAGCTGTTCTTAGAACTTCTGCTTCTCTTTGGAAAACACTATCACTAACACGAACTAAATCTTCTATTCTAGCCTTAGCTGTATAAAACATTACACTCATGTAATAAGCTTTAAGAATTTTACCTAAATCAAAAGACTTTTCTTTAGCCATAGAATCCATTACTTCTTTCTTAATCTTACGTTTATCTTCAATACTTGCTTTAGCATTATTTGTAGATTCAAACTGTATAAGTCTTGTAGTATATCTTTTATTAATTTCTTTAAGATTTTGTTTAACAAAAGAAATAGTAAGATTTTTTTCAATCTCACCAGTATAAGGGTCAATATCAGCATAAACAAGTTCGTTACTATCATTTGTAGTAAGACTATTAATAACTCCTTGATACACATCTTTCATAACACCTTTCATACCATCTTCTGTCATATGATCATACATAGTCTTTCTAAGAGTTGGAATAGTATTATCTCTAAGGTGATTAGATACTGTATAAGGTAATAAATTATTAAGCATATGATTAGTCTTAATAAACTTTAAATAAAACTCATATACGGCAGGACTATTTTTAATCTTAGCAAAATCTTCATTAAACCATCCTGTATCTTGTCCAGTTTCACGATTGGTTTTACGAGGAACAGCCATTACTGAATGACGACCTTTATGATTTGCAATACTATTACCAATAGTATATATTTTTTGATTAACTATTGCATTAGAATAATAGAATGGAGAATACGTTACTTCCCATCTACGAAAATCTTCATCTTTTTGATCAGTAGTACGATCTGCTCTAGAATTTATTTCTTCAATAGCAACCTCTCTAGCAGAAGCATAATCATCAAGATATTTCTCACTTAATTCCAATAGTCTTTGAGTTTCTTTTTCTCCAACTAATTCTTTAAGATCATTAATAAGTTTATCTTTTTCAGCTTTAGTATGTTGTGTTTCATTCCAAAATAGAAGTCCATCATTATCTCTCTCACCTTGAAATAAAATACGAAAATCAAGTATGTAGTTGTTATCGTTAAACCATTTATAGTAAGTAGCAAAAGAAGTTTCACTATTAGACTCAATCGCTTTACTAAATTGGATAGCATTTTCATCATCATATTCAGGATTAAATTGTCTAATCATATTGCCAGTTGCACTACCATCTTTATATTTCTCTCTAAATATATCATATTTATCACTTGAAGTAGCAATGTTTTTTAATTCTCTTTCAGCCTTATCAATAAGAACATCAATTTCTTTTTCAAAAGTTTGGTATTGTTCTTTAACTCTACCAATTATTTTATAATTAGTATTAGCAACTTGTTGAAATAATATATTATCAGTTCTATCAATACTCATGGTACTAGCATGAACAGCACTATAATCTTGTTGTTCTCTAAATACTTTCTTAATATCAACATCTCTACCTGTTTCAGATTTCAAATATTGATTAATAAGAAATACTTCTTTAGCATTTGCAGCATTGATTAAACGTTTAGCTTCTGCCTCAACATCACTAAGTGATTTAAACCTAAGACTATCATCTTTTGCTTCACCATAAAAAGTATTATCGCTAGTCTTAGATTCTTGAAAGAAAGTATTAATAACATCATACCAAACATTAAGTGTATTTTTTGCATAAAAGAAATCACTCATGTTAATATTTCTATTACTAAGAATATAGCTTACACGTTTAAGGTCAGCATTAGCCATTTTAACCAGAGCATCAGCATCCATTTCTTCTTCAATACGATTAATCTCACCATTTAATGCACTAATACGCATATTAATTTTATATTCTTCACGTCTTGCATCGTTACTATCAACAAATTTAAGAGGGGTTAAATGTTTATATAAATCATCTAAAATGGCTCTCTTTTTAACAATAATACGTCTAGATCGTTTTCTATTATTCTTGATAGTTTCATCATCAAGTTCTGTATTCTGTGTAAACTTATCTTTATCAAAAGCAAAAGAAAAATCTTTACCAATTTTAGGAGCAAGTCTATAATCAGTTTCAGAAACAGTATTTAAAACATCTGTTATTTTAGGTTCAGAATTAATATCTAAATTACTGAATGATTCAGGATTAGATTTATAATTACCATAGTTATCAAAAAACTCTTGAGAATTAGCATAAGCATAAAGTCTTATAGCATCATCTCTATTGCCTTCATAATGATCTAATATATTTTTGAATAATATACTATCTTTACCATTTGCGGCTTTTACTCGAATACGGCTTATACCGTTTGTACAAATTGACATATCTTTAATTATTTAAAGTTTACAAGCAATACTAACTTGATTATTTTTAATAAGATCATTTATAATATTATCTAAATTTTCTTCACCAAATGCTTTAAGAACACTATTAATACTATCATTCTCGACATTCACATTTTTCTTCTTTACCGGGAAATCTGACTCCTCAATAACATTAATAATTTCAAGCAATGAACTTTCAGCTAAAGTATTTTCTTTAATATTAAAACCTATCTCGTTTAGAGCATTAACAATAAACTCAAGTATCTTATCTAATACTGATTTAGTATCACTATCAATACCACTTAAAAAATTCCTAAATTCAGCATCAGTAAATACACCTGTTATAAACTCATCTAGTCTAGGCTTACCATCCTTAGTTTGAGCAAGTCCATAATATTTATACATATCAGCGGGAAGAGAAGCTCCGGGTGTATTAACAAGTCTATCAAGTTCTTTAATATTGACACCATTGTTTTGAGCATAAGTTCTAGCCTTTGCCCAATTTCCCTGTAGAATAGAAAGATTGCTCTCCTCAGTTGTCTTTAGATAATTAAGCGTAATAGCATGAAGTCCTTCATGTAAGAAAACACGTTCAAAAGTATAAAGTTCAGGATTAATACTAGCATCTTCAATACTAACAGTATCAACAACTTGATTATTCTTATAAGAATTTATATCTTGTAAGTTTAATTTAATAGTTATATTATTAGCATAATTATCAGTACTTGTAATTTGTCCTGAAGCTTTAATTGTATTATCTATAACAATTTTAATATCGAAGTTATCAATACGATCTAATATCTTTTCAGCTATGAAAGAATTAAATACTAATTGATTATTCATATCATTAGTTTGAAGCTTATTCCTATTAATTCTATCTTGTTTGTGCTTAATGATATTTCTTAATATTGTTTTAGCATTTAAACTATTTATGTTATAATTGTCTATTAAGGAACGGTTATCGGTAAGATCAGATTGACTTAAATAACTAGCTTTCTTATCATGTAATGTAGGATCACGGAATGTAATAAGTTTATCATTATTATTGTTAAGTACACTATTCTGATAATTGTTGTCATTTATAGAATCATAATTATATTCAGAAATACCTTGCTGACCTAAAGTTGGAATTTTAGCATAAGTACCATCCTTTTTATTAATAAGTCTAAATAGATAAACTTTATTAGTATCAGGATGTTGAACATGGAAGAACTCTTTTAATTCATTATTAGAATCATCATTTTCATCATAAGTTCTATATATTCTTCTAATAAAAGCAAGACGTCTATTTTCTGCTTGTTCCATTTCCTTACTAACAGGAACTCCTTCTACTAATACAGAATCTTCAATGTTGAGTTTATCTAATTGAATTTGTTTAAGATCATCTAAATCTAAAGAGTTATCATAAAACATAAATGAATTACTAAGATTTACTTTTTGAGTCTTAGTTGGAAAATGCTGAAAATATTGAGTTACAAATTCAGATATATTATTATGATCTTCATTCATTTCTGTATAACCAGCTATATAAGGGTTAGTAAAATCTAAACTATTGATAGCTTCTGTATAACCAACCTTATCAAGATATTCCATAGGAACATATTTAGCAAACCTTCCAAATTGTTGAACTCCACCAGCAGTAAGACTATAGAGTAAAAGATCAGCAGCAAGATTACGAGTTGTATATTCAACCCCATTGAAATCTCCAATCTTTTTATTAGTATGAATAAGTTGCATAAATCCATTTATAAGATTAGATTCATCTATATTCTTACCATTAGTATTATACTTAACAAGTGCAAAACTATTCCTATTCTTTTTAGGTTCAAGTATTAAAGTATTGACAAGATCATTACTTGTCAATGTACCATTTTCTTTTCCAGCTTTTATAATAGAAGCTAATGAATAATGAGTATGATTATTATCCCCATCAAATCTATCTAACATAAGACGATTACGAATCTCATTTGGACTTTCAGTACTTATGTTAGAAATAGTCTTACTATTGATAAATTTCTTTAACTCAGTCCATAAATGTTTAATATCTTTAGCTTCTGTAGAAATATGCTTAGACCTAAAATTAGAAATTTCATGTATCTTATCTATTTCACGACCTATTATAGGACTGTTATAAGGGAAGATACTAGACCATAATTTAGTACCTGCAATAGTACCAAATATAGAAGCCATACCTGCAATAGTGGTAGGTTTAATATAAACATTATCTTCTATTTTGAAATATTGGTTTTGTTGTTCAGGTTCTAACTTACGATATTTAATTTCATTTATCTTAGTTCCAATAAGTTGTGAAGGATTGTAAAAACTAACATTATCATCTATTTCTAAAATAGCTTTAGTTTTGATATAAGCTGTAGCTACATCTTTACCCATACCTTTACTGTTACTATTTAATACAGATTGTAAATCAGCAATAGCATCTCCTTTTTTACTAAAGTCTTTAAATATCTTAAATATACCTAATTGACTTCTGTTAAATTCATCAGCAGTATTGTCTTTTATACCTTCTTTATTTTGTTTAAGAAGTTTATGTAATTCGCCAATACCATATCTACCAGGATTATTATAAGTTTTTGTAAGTTTGTCAGTTCCATCTTCTTTACTAAAAACTCGATCACGATTATACTTTTCATAAACTTTTAAAGTAGCTCTATTTATATAATCATCTACAGAATTTATAGAACTATTTACAATTTGTAATTCTCTTACATAATCTCTAATAATAGGTTGATTGATTAACCATATAATTTCTTCATTAAATCCTAATTGATTTAGATAAGTTATAGCACCATAAGTTACATCATTGATATTAAGTTTATATAATAATTTTTCTTTAGCATTATCAACAGAAGCTGATTGATACCAAGAAATAACTTGAGATTTATTAAATTCTTTATCTCCAATTTTATTAGATTTAGCATCGTAAATGTGATTGGAAACTTTATTACCAAGTGTAACAGAATCTGGTTTAAATCCTTTAACTGTTTCTTTACCAATTTCAACTTTAGTTTGTTGTAATAAAGCATTGAATGTACTATCTAAACTAAACTTACCAATACCAACACCACCATCACGACCTTCAAGAAAGCTTTGTCTTTGGAACATATCATCTATTCCAGTAAACATTTTATCCCTTGTACTATTAAGATCATCAATATAGTCTGCTAACTTACCATTATACATATTATTAACAGCTTTCTCAACATCTTTATCAGAACTTATAAATTCACCTTGTTCCATTTTTAGAATACCAAATTCAAGAGGTTCAAATATTTGTTTTTGAACATCTACATTAGGATCATTTAAAACTCCAAAATGAATATCTAATAATTGATTTTGTAAAGCCTTTTTACTATCATTTCCAGATTTAACTTTCTTAATCTTTCCATCTTCATTAACTTCCATATTATACATATAACTGTAAAGTTTATCAACATCAAAGTCAGAACCCATTTGTTTAACAAAATCTCTAGGAGCAATGATTAGATCACCTGCATCTTCTGGAAGAAAACCTGCTATTTCTATTGAAGTCATACTATTATGACCTTGTGTTGGAATACGGAAACCAAAAGCTTTAAAAAGATCAGAATCAACCATATTCTTTCTAAGCACAAGTTTATTTTGACCATTGCGTTTAACAATCATTAAATATTTGTATGATTTAGTTTCTATATCCTTTTCAAATAGATTTATCTTTTTACCGTTGTTATCTCTTAGTATAGAAGGTATAAATATCTGAGCAGGTTGAAACTTACTATCCTTATCAACATCTTTTATATCAATATAGTTTCCATCTTTATCTGTAAAACCCATAGGTTTAAGATCATCAACTATATCAGAAGTATAGACAATATTATCTCTTAATTTTTTATCTTCAAGATGTTTAAAACCTTCTTCTGTACCAAGTATAAAACTCTTACCTGTAATCTTATGAGAAATAACTCTATTATTAATTATAGAATTAAATAAAGATTCTAAATTAATAGCTCTAGTATGAAAACCTAGACGAATAAAAAACTCACCATCTTTAAGTCCTAGTCCAACAATATCATTACGACTATAACCTCTAGCAGAAGCTTCTTCTTTAACAAGTGCTGAAAGTTTCTCAAGATTAATTTTATCATTTATAAATGTAGTATCTAATATAGTTTCATTTAGATCACTAAGTTTTTGACCTTCTTCTAATATACCAAGTTGAGTATAAAGCTTACCTAATTCTAATTGATAAAGTTTAGAATAAGTATCATTAAATCGTGTGCTTAAATCTTTAAATTTATCAATATGTAAAAGATTATTAAATAGAAGGGCTGATTCTTGAACTCCAAATTTAACCTTATTTTTATTAACATCAAATGGATTATCTTGCTGGATTCTAAAACCACTTCTAGGAAGTTCCATAGTATAGTCATCAAAATCATCAGGAATAGTTATAGTACCATCATTATTAAATATTCGTGGATTTGTTGCAAAATTACCAACTTTAACAGCAGAACCAAATGCAAGACGATCAATGCCATTAGATTCCATATAAATACGTACCTTATCAAGTTCTCTATTCATAGTCAGAGAAGGTGTTAAAGCAAACGATGAAGATTTAATATACATACGTCTATCAACATTGTGTCCATCTATAGTTTGAGCAAGATTATTAACATAAACAGGTTTAACTGGTTGATTAACATTTTCTTTAAATTCTTTATAAAGATCAGAATCTTCTTTACTAAGAGTTCCATAAATAGCTCCCATATAATAATGGTTAGGATTTGGTTTGCCATTAGAATCTTTACGATTTAACTCTTTAGTAACAATACCATTTTTATTAAATAGTCTATTATATAAAGCTTTACTTATAATACCATTTCTATATTTAACATACATATCCTCTTTAAAAGTAGTCATTTCTTGAGCATCCGTACCATTAATTTCACTATAATCAAAACCTAATGATTTAAGATAAGTATTAGCTAGTGAAGCAAGTTTTTTCTTTCTATCTAATACAAATACTTGTTTATAAACTTCATCTACAGCAAAACTATTAGCCATGTGTTCACCAGGAGCGCGATCAGCTGCAAGACGTTTTATAACATTATCAAATGTAGCTATTGCATTCTCTGGAGAATATAAATTTTCATTAGCCTTTTTAAAGTATAAAGCAGGATCGCCAATTATAAGTTGATGAATATTAGTATTAGCTACCATATAATTAAGTACATAATCGAGAGCCATTTGCTTAATTCTATTCTTATTAGTACCTTCGAGCATAATCTCCATTCTATCAGAATAATTCTTATCAACAAAATGTAAGATATGATCTTTATAAATATATGCTTTAGACTTCTCTTTTCTACTTTCAAGTTCTTCGGGAGTAGTTTCTAATAAACTAGTTCTAGCTTTACTTATAGTTTTAGCAAACTTTTCATTTATAACTATATTTTCAGGTAAAGCTAAAGTACTCAATATTTGAGCATATTCAAAAGTATTATAACCAAACTGTTTAAATGAATTTCTAAAAGTAGGTAATACAAAATATTTATCAGGATTCTTATTGGCAGCATCTACAACCTTTTGAAAAGCTTCGCGAACTTCATTCCTCGAAAGATACATATCTTTAATATCGGCATTTTCATCTGCAAGTGTAACAATACCAAATGAATTACCTACAACTCTATTAACATAACCATCTTTAGCACCATAGCGTTTTTTAGCTACCGCAGAAGTTATATTTCGTAAACTTCCACTAGCATCAGTATCATATACAAATATAACATCTTCTGGTCTTATTTCAACTTCTTTACCAGTGCTATCTTTATATTTAACTTGTTCGCTATCAACATATAATCCATTAGTTGTATTCCACCTTTTAACGTTTTCTAATTGGGTTTCAGTTATTAGATTATCTTTATCATAGTTTAGAATTTCACTTCTAATACCTTTAGGGGATTCTCTTAGAATACCAAAATCAATCCATTCGTTAATCTTATTATCAACAAGATTATTAATATATTTTTTAACAACTTTTCTAATAGTTTTAACAGATTCCAATGGGAGTTCACCTTTAACATCAAGTTTTAAATTACCATCATTATCAAATAAACCATTAGATTTTTTATTAAGTTCGGGGAAGAATAAAAATAATTTAGAACCTTCATTGTAACCTTCAATATCAATAGTCTTATCTTTAACATCTTTAATCCTATCAACTTCCGGCATTACTATTTGATCTACTATACTACTAATAGTATTTTGAGAAACCTGATTATTGTCATCAAGTTCAAAATCTTGTGCCATAGCTGTAACTTCCATTACAGTACCACCATCTGAAAGAGTAGGATATATAAACCTAACAAGTTCTTGTTCAGGTTCACTTCTCATATTAAAGAAATGACCTAGTTTATAATTTTCAATATCTGCTTCAGGAGCATTTTTAATTTTAACTGCTTTATCACTTTTATTAAAAGGAACAATAGCGTCAGAGTAAGTTACATGAAAATTATCTCTATTTAGTTTACCTTCTTTAAGATCATTAAACCATCTTGAATTACGAATGAAAGGAATATTATCAAGTTTCTCCCAAATAGTTTCTTTAGTATTATTATCAACAACTGGATTATCCAACAAAGTAATAACTCTTTCAACTAAGAATTTATAGTTACTATTAGAACTAATAGACTTACCTTCTTGATCTAAGTAATTACTACTAAAATCAACATTGTTATAATTAGATTCTAAAGCTGCAATACTTTCGACAAAAGAAGATGAAAATATATTAAATGTACTAAGAGGTTTGTCAAACTTTAAATTCTTAACAAATCTAGTAAATCTACCACCAGCTTGAGCAACATTCTTATTACCAACTTTAAACATATTAGCAACTGTAACAGTATTATTACCAATCTTAAATTTATTGTTAGCAATTATATCAACTGTTTCATTAGATAACATTATACCAGTTACTCCAAAAGCATCTTTAATAGCTTGTTTAAGTTTAAGCATATGACTTTCGGCTTTCTCAAATTGATCATTTTCAACAGCATTTTTATATAATGTATTTTGAGTATCAATAACATCGGCAATTTTATAATAATCTTTCTTTAACTTACCAAACTTTTCAGCACTTAAAATAGAATCAGCATAATTATCATCAACGGTTGTATATTGACCCATTCTAAAATTACTAATCCAACTATCTACAAGAACACGTTCATTATATAGATTATTAGTTCTAGCTGGAACAATGTAATAATACTTTTTATTATCTTTGTATTTCTTATTATTGTTACTAGAATTATCCTTACGATAAGAATAACCTATATAAAACATTTCAGATTTATGTTTAAATACAAGTCTTTCAAATTGTGCAGGAATTTTAGATTTATCATCCTTAGCTTCCTCTTTAAGTTTTTCTACAACTTGCATTAAATAAGGTTTTTGTTCAGAAGCTTTTTCTAATTCAGATAACATACCTTCAAAAGAAGTTTTATAACCAGTAAATAATTTATTTGATAAAGCATTTAAAACATCATTATAAACAGTATCAAATCTCATAGGCAAAGCTTTTCCAAATATAGTCCTGCCAATCTTATCATTAGTAATATCACTAAGAAATAGTTTAAGTTCTTTAGAAATAGTTTTCTTATGATCTATTTTAATACTATGTTCAGTTTCAAAATGAGCAGTATCTTCACCATTTGAATCCATATCTTCTACACCAGTATCAGGATCATCTTCATCATTCTCATTTAAAATATTATTATCAATAGTTTTTTCAACCTCTTGAGTTTTAATCTTACCACCTTCTAATTTAATTTTAGTAGAAACACTTAATAAATTAATAGAAGCAAGTTCGTTAATTGCAAACTTAGCAAGAGTATCAAAATTATTTATAATATCTGTTAATCCGGTAATAGTTTTATCATACTGTGCAATACGGTTTTTATCAGTACTTTGATTCTTTGCACTTATGAACTGATTTCTAAGGTCAATATAGCCTTGTAGAGCATCATTTAAGCTTGTTTCAAGCACCTGTTTCTCTAATGACCTGTTACCCCTAACTTCTTTTAAACGTCTTATAATAGCTGTTTTAAGGTCGCCAATGGTCGAATTTTGCAAAGCCAAATTAAGGTCTGCAATATATAGAGTACCATCAATATTCTGTCTAAGAGTATTAGTAGAAAGATCTTTTTCTTTAATTAAAGAATTAATGACTTGTTCATCAACTCTCCTAACAGCTTTTAAAGCAAAATAAACACGGTTATCTCCAACCTCTCCCTCAATCTTAATAATCTTTACCTTATAAGAGGTATCTTTAAGTTTAGAATTAAGTTCAATAGCTTTTTTAAGAACCGCTTTATATTGTCTTTGTAACCAACGTTTATAAACAGGTTTAGTATCATTTGGATTATGACGAATACCTAAATCAACTTCAAGATTAAATATTTCATCATCAACAACTCGCATAGGAGCATTAATAACTTCATCATTAGTATTATTAGTTTCTCCAAATTGAGAAGCTATATCATCAAGTTCATCAGTACTAAATTTACCTCCTGTTTGTTCACTAGGAGTTTCTTTGGTTATCTCCTTTTCTACAGGGCTACTTTCAGTACGTACCCTAGCATAAATTAAATCAGCTATATCATTATTACTATACTTTTGATCTACAATATCTGTAATAGGAACAGTTACTTTAACTTTCTTTCCTTTACTATCTTTATATATAGTAGTAACACCTTCTGTACTTTGTTTACCAATAGGTAATATTTCTTCGAGAGTATAAGTTTCTTCACCAACCATAATATCGCCAGTACTCATAACTTCTGTAATGGCTCTTTCAATCATAGCTTTAGCTCGAACTTCTTTTTCTGCTTTACCTTCTGTTTCACTTATAGTATCTGCTACTTGTTTAGTATTTTGTTTACCTTTGATAAAACTATCATCAAACTCGATTATAGGATGAATAGAATAATAAGTTTTACCTTCTTTAGTTGTATGACCATAAATATCAGTAAGAAAATTTTCTTTAAGATAATCATTATATTGTTTATATTCTTTAGTTTCAACTTTCCCATCAACAATATAATTAAGGTTAAATTTACCTTTCTTATTTATCAATTTACTATCACTAGCAATATAAGCTTTATTAGTTATACCACCCAATGCTTTAAAGAAAGTTTCTTCATCAATACTATCTTGTTTAGATAGATTCACACGTTCTCCACCTATATAGTATTCAACCCCCTTTTTAGTTATTTTTGCAACATAGTTTTCTCCTGCTCCATTAGCATCTCCACTACCAAACTCTATATACTTAGTTCCGGCTTTAATTGCAACATCTGTAGTACTCTTACTTTTAAGAAATGTTCTAAGAAGTTCTCCAGCTTTATCTTCTGAATTAAAACCTACAGTTTTAAAAGTATAAATAAAGTTCTGTAAATAATTATTTAATCCAGTAGAAGTTGTAATATCATAACCAGCCTTCTTTAAATCTTTAACTACATTTTGATCTTCAACACTAAGTTTTACTTTTACATCAGGATTAGCATTAGTAATATATATCCTTATAGCATTTACAATACTACTCTTAATCTTAGCTTGTTTTTGTTCATCCGTAAGGTTACCAATTTTAATAGATTGTAATGGTACAGATATATATTTAACTTGATTAGTAGTTGTATTTTTATTAACTGGTAAAACAGCATAAGTAATACCATCTACAACCTTATCTGGATTAGTAAGTTCTTCACCAATATCATTAGATGATCTATTATTACCTATTTCAACACGACCACTATCACCAATTCCGAACTTAAGATTATCATCTTGAAAAGCAGTTTTAGCAGAAATTGTAACAGCATCTGTATTATCACTTTTCCAGTTTAATAAAATACCATTAGAACGACCAGTTACAGTAGTTTTTACGGAACCATTTAAATAAACTGATGCTCTAATACTAAGAAGATTATCCATTTCTTCTTGAAGCTTTTCATCACTATAATGATCAGGATGATTTTCCTTAATCATTTTAAACTTATTATCAACCCATTCTTCTGTATGAAGATAGCCTATAGTATTACCATCTTCATCTACCATTTCTATAGTAAGTTGTCTTAATTCATCTTTAGTAAGATTTTCTTTATTTAAAGCACGTTGTAGTATTTCAGCTTTTCCTTTAGGGATACCATCAACAGTATGTTCAACCTTTTTAGGTATTCTTAAAGTAATTGTACTTCCTACATTAACTTTATTAAAATCTAAAGCTGCAAGATTTACAATAGTATTGTTTAAATCTCTAAACTTATTCTCACCTTTTACTTTTTCATAAGCTCTATTAAAAGCAGAAACAGTTCTATGAGCATTTTCTGTAACACGACCAACACGTCTTGTTTCCATATCTGCTAAATCTTCTTTAGCAACATCTTTGGTATATTTTTTATTAACGTCATGAACAGTTACAGCAACTCTATTTTGATGAGCTATTTCAGCACTTTCTAAATCAGCATATTTATAAGACATAGGATTCTTATACTTAGCTTGATCTTTAGCTGTTGAATAAACATATGCAAAATAAAAACCTTGAAGTACTTGAAAAGCCTGAGGAGAAAGTTCTTTACCATTCTTAACAGCAACATCATTTATCTTTTCCATAATAGCTCCAAAATCATAAAGCATATTATTAGAAAGATTCCATGAGAAAATACTATTAGGACTAAGCCTATCAAATAGTTGAATAAAAGCTTTCTTAGCTTGATCTCCACTAACCTTTTTAGGAGATTTTATAACTTCATCAACACCTTCTGTATCTTCAAGTTTATTAGCTTCATCTAAAGCATCTAATATTAATCCTTCTTGATCTTGACTAAGATTAGAATTTCTTAATTCACTAACATTTTTAACATCACCTTCTTCTATAACTTCATCATTAATATCTTCTAACTCGGTATCAGCCATAACTTGTTCAAGATCAACTTCTTCTTGAGTAGGTTCAGCTACAGATGTATCATCATTAGTTTCATTAATGTCAGAAGTATCTTCAACTTTCGTATTTTTCGTATTGTTCGATTTCCCGGTAGGATTGGAAGAATTGTCACTCCCCTTTTTATTATAATAGTTATCTCTTAATTTAGTAAGATTTTTCTTTAATTTATTAAAAGATTCCCTACCATTAAGTTTATATAAAGCTTCAGCATCAATAATAGCTTTATCAATCTCTTTTTTATTGAGTTTTCCTTCATTAATATCTTTCTGAAACTTCTCTTGTAAAGCTTGAAGTTCTTTAATAGATTCTTGAGCATCTTTATCAGCACTCTTTGAAAGTCCTTCAAAAGTAGTATTTTCCATACCTTTTTCTGATACCATATAATTATAAGTATCAATAAAGTTTTGTCGTCTGTCATGTAATCTAGTAAGATCATCTAACTTAGTAGTAAGAGTTTTTATTTCAGTATCGGTAAGGTCAGGATTATTATCAGTTATCCAATTATTGATAGCTTTACTATAAGCATCATCTAAAGTTTCTTTATTAAGACTTTCTAATTCATCAATAGCTTTTTGTTTTTCTTCGGGAGTCTTATTAGACTTTTCAATTTTAGCTAGTTCTCTATCTTTATAATTCTGAGTTCTCAACTTAGCAAAATCTTCATATTGAATACCAGTAACTTCTGATAATTCATTTTTGAGAATAGCTTCACGTCTACGACCATCATCAATCATAGCTGAAACATAAAATAAATTATTTTTATATGCTGGTATATGATTGTTAAAAGCAGTATTTATATTAGTATTTATACGATCTAAAGCTTCAGCTTTTTCTTTAATCTCTCTAGATAGTTCTTCTCTAGATTTAGTAACTTTAACATCTTCGGCTTGTCCAAACATCTTATTATATTCTTCATCATTCATAGAAGTTATTTCATCTACTTGTTCATAAAGAACATCCATAGCACCAAGATCAGCAAAACTCTTAACCATTGAAGCAAACTCTTGCGATTCTTCATTTTTATAATTAAAAATATCATCTTTAGAAAGATAGTATTCTTTACGTTCATTGGCAGCAGTATATACTCCAACATTAGAAACTAAATCCCTAAGTTTATTATTATCATCTGAAAAATATCTATTAGCAAGATCAGCAACAACATTACTTTTATTTACTTTTGCAGTATAAGGATTTTCTGCATTACCAGTTACAGCTTTACCTAAATGGCTACCACCACCAAGTATAGCACCAATAAGCATATTTTCAATACCTTCTTTAGTTCCAAATAGTTCTTTAAAACCATGCGAAATAGATTCAGTCATATCTTTAGAAACTTCAGCACCATACTTATATTCTAAAGTTTTTTGAGTAAGATATTGTAAACCTTCTTCTTTACTCTCAGTAAGTATATCTTTGAGTATAGCTCTACCACCAGCTGATTTAGCTACAAATTTACCAAAACCAGTTTCGGGTAAAGTAGGTTTAAATGTACCACCTTCTTTAACTAATTTGAATATATTAAGTTTGTCAGATTTAAAACCTCTAGAATAAAGTTTACCAAATTGGATAAATTGAGAAGTACCAACAATCGCAACATTAGCTGCAAAAGCAAGATTCATAGCATTTTCAATTTGACGACTAGCTTCTTCTTGACTAATAAGACCTTGTTTAACATAATCAGCCATTTGAGCTTTAAGTGTGTTACCTAAATCCCTAGCTTCAACACCAGATTCTCCAGCAACAGATAAAATAGTTGTGGCAAGATTTTGAATAGCATCTCCAGTTCTAACCCTAGCAGCTTTACTACTAATAGCTTTCAAAGCATTTTCTGTTTCAGCAGCTAAACTCATTTCTTTAAAACCGGCTCTAAAAGCTTTTAAAGCAGCTCCGCCTCTAAGGGCAGTTCCAATACCAGCAGTAGCATAAGCATTAAGTAATGTACCAACTGTAAAAGCAGCACCACCTAAAACTTTATCAGCCCAAAAATTAGCAGATGTAAGATTCTTTAAACTAAGTGCTTTAGAATCAGTTTCAGCATGAGTGTAAAAATTAGGAAATTGTTTTTGAAGATGATTATTAAACTCATCAAAAGCTTGAGTTATATCATTGTCATATAAAGCAGAAAATTTACCAGTAGCCATTATAGAAGGAATACCATATCCAATATCTACAAAAGGTTCTAGAAAAGATGTTCCAACTCTACCTGTGAATTTAACAACTCCATTAAACCATTTATTACCTGTAGTTTGAACTTGTGCAGCTTTCTCTCTAAAATCAGTTCCGGGATATATACCACCATAAGGACTAAGATATTTACCTATAACGTTTAAATCTTCTGTAGAAATTTTTGTATCTCCAATTTTAGATTGCTGTTTTGCACTATTTATAGAAGTAAGTGGTTTTGTTTTATCAATAGGGTTTGGTTTAACATTGCTATATTTTTGAACTTCTTTAAGAAGATCACTTGTTTCAGGTGCAACTATTTCCTGAATTGTATTTTTATTTGCCATAATAAGTTACTTATTTAATTGTTCAATAATTCCTAAAGTTTGTTCAGCTTCAACTTTACTATCAAAAGTCATAGTACTAGGAAGTTTTTCAGCATCAGTAACATCTTTTCTACTATTTATTTTATTTCTAATTTCAGGATTTAAAGTGAATGTATAAAATACATTATTTTGATCAGGTTTTCCATTTATATCAGGAGTAGCTTTAAGTTTTATTTTACCATATTCCAAACCATCTTTCATTAATGGAACATAAACACCTAAAACGTTAGTTCCAATAACTTCAAATCCACTAGGATAAAGAAAGTTTCTAGCAGTATTTGCCACAACAGGATTTTCATTATCAATTTCGTCAGTAGCCCATTTATACAAAACAGAAGAATTTATAACATTCATAAAAACTTTTTTAGTATTATCATATTCTATCTTGTTAGTTTTTTTATTAAGAATACCAGGACTACCTTCAAAATAAATAGAACCATCTTCAAATTCTTCTGCACTTATACCATTAATTTTAATTTGTTCAGGATAATCATCTTGTTCCATAGGTACACCTCTATCGTCTAACATAACATGGGCAGACTTGTCTTTGGGATATCTAGCTTCAACGTGTTTTGCACCTAAAGAAACATCACTATTAATATTAATCATGGTATATGATTTTTCAGTAACAGCTCTACCGTCAAAATATTCTCTATAAGCTTCTTCTTTAACCTTGTTATCTTTTTTGTTTAAAGATATATAATTAAGAATATTTTTATAAGGTACATTAGACTGTACTAATAAATCATTTATTTCAATCATTGTTTCTTCATTATAAAGAAGATCAGAAGAAAGTTCAGGATTAGACATAGTTTGTTTTAAAGAATTTAAACCTTTAATACGTTTATTATATTTCTTTCGTTTATGATCTTTGATACCAGGAAGCAAATCTTTACCATCTACAGCATTTAATTCTTCTTTAGCTTTTCGAATAGCCTTGTCAATATCCGATGTAATATTTACTCTAAGAGTTTTCTTTTCAGCTTCTCTAGCTTTTGCTTCTGGGCTATTTTTAAGTTTATCATTCACATAAGCATCAGCTTCTTTTTTAACAGCTTTAGAAGCTTCTAATTCATATTGTGTTCTATTGTATTTAGCTTTAGCTACATCATACAACCTTTTATTTTCAGAATTATCATTTTCCCAATCGTAAGATTTAGTAGTTGGATTCCATGTAGCTTCACCATTAGCAACAGCATCTTTTCCAGCTTGTTGCATTTGTTCTTGATAAACATTTTTATTACTATCTAAAGTATTGATTTTATCATTCATGTGAGCCAATGGTTTTTTACCAGCTAAAGGATTATTAGTGTTTGTAAGTTGTGTAGTAAAATCAAAAGCAAAATTAGGATTTTCATTTCTTTGCTTTAACATATACATAGCTACATCATCATCAAAGAATTTATTAGAAATAGTTTCTTTAGTATAAGCATCTTTTTCAGCAACTTGATTAAAAGCAATAGCTTTACCTAATTCTGTGTTTATATGAGCTAATTCTTGTTTAGCCAAACTAACAACCTCAGGATCATTACTTTTAATATCTTCTCTTATCTTACTAATACTAACATCCTTACCATATTCTTTTTTAATGAAATATTCTAAGAATTTATTACGTTCATTATCAATAGTTTCTTGATCTCCTTTTTTAACAGCATCCTTAAATGATTTAGGCATTGAATTATAATAACTAGGAAGAAATACAGCATCATTTACAGTACTTACAAAATCATAATCTAATTGTTCAGGAGTTTTTTGACTATTGATAACATTTATTGTTTCATAGTATTTAGTAATAGCAGGATCGTATTTATAATAAACCTTAATATATTTTAAAAGATCATCTTTAGTAACTTCTTCTTTAGTAGTTTGAGAAGCTACAAAATTAACATCGTTACCTTCAAATAATTGTCTAGCTTGAAATTCACTAACACCTTTATCAGCAGCAAAATCTTTTATACCTTCACCTAATTCATCTAGTATATTAATCTTTTCACCAGGGTCATAAGTGTTAAAAGTACCAACAGGTTCTCCAGTTTCAGGGTCAATCTGTACTCCACCATATTCATTAACACTTTTTGAAACTATTGCATTAATTTCTTTATCAGTCCAACCTTTAGGGTCATCTTTAAGTTTTTGAGTCCACTCAGCATAAGTAGCATAATTACTTACAGATTGTTTTAAAGCTTTATTACGTTTTATCTTATTAGAAGCAACATCTAATATTTTACCAGCATCTTCATAATTACCATTTTTAACAATATCATCAAATTGAGTTTGAAATTCATCAATAGCTTGTTGTTTAATAGGACTATCAACATCTAACTGTTGAAGTGCATCAAGAGTATCACCAATAAGCGTATAATTTTGCTTATTCATGTTATATTTTTGTTCCATTGCCTGATTTAAAGATTTGATACCTTCAACATCTTTACCAATAAAAGCAGGTCTTTGTTCATTATACGAAAAAATAGGTACATCAGCCATTTTATTACTGTTTTAAGTTTGTTAAAAAACCCCTTATTGAAAAATAAGAGGTTTAAATGTAGTTATAATATTTTTAATTTGCAAGTGTTTCACTAATTATTTTATCAACTTCTTCATCACTAGGGTCAGTATTATTTTGAAGTTTATACATCCATTTAATAGCATCTCTACGACCAGCAGTAGCAAATTGTTTAAGCAATGCATCATAGTTACGAAGAACAAAACCATTAATTTTTCCACTCATAACTGCTTTAGCATTAGCACCAGTGTCAGAATAGTTAAGACTATCATTGAGGAGTTGTTTGTCTTGAAAATTAGCCATTCTAAACTTATCAACAACACTTGTTAAATCTCCTGAAAGATTAGCATTATTCTGTGATTTAGCACTTATAATATCAACTTCTCTTTCTTGCTTATCTTTACTAAATTGATTTCCAGTATATACATTGGAAGTACGAACTTGTTGTTTATTCATAGCATCTTGATTTTCAAGTCCAACTTCAATATTAGCTTTCTTAGAATTAATATCATTGATAGCTTTTACAGCACTATTTTTATTAGCTCTTTTACGTTGAATAGCTGTATTACTAGAACGAGTATTTTCATCAATGACTTCATCAAACTTATCTCGTTCTTCATTGACAGTTCTAATCTGAGGACTAACATCAATTTTAGTTTTAAGATTGGCAGCTTTATTATAAACAGGAGTAGGAATTTCAGGAGTTTGTTTTAAAAGTCTTGCATTAAGAATATTATCTAATACAGAAACACCCGCATCGACACCAGATGTAATAAGATTTTCATTCTCATTTAGAAAATTACCAGCGTTCTTTTTAAAAAGATCAAAAGATTCTTTTCTAGCCATCTTTTTAGCTTGTTTATTAACAATATCACCCATATAACTAAAACCTAAACTTTTTTCACTACCATCGTCATTAAGTCCCATATTATCTTTGATAAGTTCTTGTTTAGCAACAGCTTCATCCATATCTTTATCAATAGTTCTTATAATATTTTTAACATCTCCTCTTTGAGAATTATTAAGACGTCTTGAAGCTTTTTCTAAAGCACCTTTTATACTAGCTAATGATTCTCCATATTCAGCAATACTAATACCATTTACTCTATCCGACATAACATCACCATTATCTCTAACAATTTCTTCTCCTTCAACTTGCATATCGCCAAGATCAAGATCATTACCACTTTCATGAGAACCAGCATTTACTATAGCAGCATCAGAAGATAAAGGATTTAAACCTTTGGCACCCATAGCTTTTTTTCTATAACCTGCTTGAGTTACAATATCAGGATTCTGAGCATGAAATTCTTCAGGACTTAATTGAATAAGTTTACCTTTATTATCTCTTTTATTAGAAACCCATTTATCTTGAGCATCATAATAAGTCCAGTCAGAAGTTGTACTAGGAGAATATTTATTACTAGGTTTAATATCTATAGGAACAACAGGTTTACGTTTATAAACAAATTCAAGTTCAGGAATACTTTGTGTTTTAGAAAGATCAACAGGTTTACCTTTTTTACCTAAAGCTTGTATTTCAGTAGAAACACCATGAATAAGTTCAGGATTCTGATTATAAAAAGTTTGATCATTTTCATCATCCATATTACTTTGATTCATAATACTTTGAATAGCCAAGTCTTTTTCAAGTTTAGTTTTCTTAGCTAAAGCATCCTTTTCTTGTTTATTTTTAATAAGTGTTGAACCAATTTTAATAGCACCCCCTACCAAAGCAGCAGCTCCTAAAACTTTTTTATTACTTTTTTTAGTAATAACTTTACCAGATTTTAATTTTACTTTCATAGCTTATATATTTATCTTTTTAAAATTTTACCTTCAACGTCAATACTATTAAATACAATCTCATGTTGATTAGTTCCAGTTATACCATCAATTTCATTATTATAAAGCAATCGAATAACGACATATTCTCCTTCAAAAACACTATTGTTAAACCAATCTTTAGAAGAAGTATTTACATTAGAAGTATTAAGTGTTCTAAAAATACTAGTTATAAATGGAGCTAAATCACTTATACGACCATCGCTAAAAGCATTAAACAACCACTCGTTATTAATATTTCTTTGAATCATATCAAACCAATCAGAATCATGAGCAGGATTATCAAGATCAATAAAATCGCTACATTGATCTTTATTATAAAGCATAATCTTAGTGAATGTTTTGTCATACATACTAATATTATTATACAAATCAATAACTTCAGTTTTCCACCTTATAACTTCTATTAATTTACTTTCAGGAGTACCACCATTTATAATAATATCCATATATGAACTATAAAGAGTTGCATTATAAAATATAGCTCTTTTTGATTTATTGTTATGAGCATATAAAACAGGAGCTAATTTATTATACTTCAACAAAGGATTAGTATTAATAGCACTAACATCGTTATGATTTATACTTAACAAATTATCTCTATGCTGTATATGAATATCTCCAATCCAATCGTGAAAACTTAAAAAATTATTAATACCGTAATTAAAAGATAAATTAAAATAAACAGGGTTACTATTATTTCTACAAATAATATGTAAATTTTTATTAAACCTATCATAAGTTAAAACAACACCTTCAGTTTGATACTTCAAAGGATTATATGTACCTAATCTAAAATCAAAATATTTATTAAAAAACTGAGAAGCATTTTTATTACTAAGAATATCTAATTCTTTACCATTAAAGGTAACTAATATTTTATTATAATCATCAAATACAGCATATCCAAAATCAAACATTAAAGACGATAACTTATGAGAACAATGAATAGAACGATTTCTAGCAAATTTTATCTCATCAGGGACACGATCAAATATATCACCAGTACCAAGATAAACATTCTTACCATCACTATTAATATAATCTTTTATTCTAGCAAACAATAAACCTTTTTTACATTGAATATAAAGATTATTATTTTCAGATAATATATTAACAATACCACCTTTATCAGAACTAAGAATGTAATAATTATCTACAAGAAATGTTTTCAAAGCTTTTATAGAAGCACTTTCATTTTGCAATAATTTACTAAATACTATTTTATTCTTATTATATTCAATCTGTTCAACTTCTGAATAAACTGGTACATCTAAATCCTGTAAGGAATTATAATCATTTTCATAACCGTATTCAGGCTTCTCATAAGCATTATATTGAAGTGTTTTTAATAGATCACCCAATACATCAAAATATCTTTTAGATTGAATAGAATCTTTCTCATACACTCTATTTACGTCTGATATGGAAGTTCCTAAATAATTATAAATAGATCGGTTTGTAATACAAAGATTTGAATTTTTAGCATAATTTTCACTTAAAGCTCTTTTTTCATTATCACTGTCAGTACCAGTATCTTCATCAATATAAGCATCAGATGTAAGATTTAATAAATGTTCACTTATAACACAATCACCATCATTATCAATTTCTATAGTACCATTAAAATCATCAATACTTACTAATTTGTTTAAAACAAATAAATCTTTATTATTAGGATCAACATATACATTACGTTTATAAGAATATATAGAACCAAAATCAAGTTTAAATTCTGTATGAGTAATAGTTTTAGAACCAGCAGTAGATTCTCCACCAGTAGCAGCAGAATCAGGAAACACTCTATTTAAATTTGAAGAAGGTGTTGGAGCAGTAGCATAAGCATTAGAAAAATCTTTACCATCTTCTGTCAAACAATAAATATGTTTAGAACCAGCCTTATTATAAATAGAACCAACATTATTATCCCTAGCTATTCTATTATAATTTGATCGATTTGTGTTTACTCCATAATCAGAAACATAATCATAATCATAATTTAAAATAGTATTGTGAGGTACAATAGCATTAAAATCTACATTAACAACTTCTTCAGCATTTATAGCTGTACTAGCATTTTTAGTATTAAACAAATAACCCATATAACTAGCAATATCTCCAGTACCTATTAATTCAAGAATTTTAGTACTTCCATAATTAATAGTATAAGCAGGTACAAATTGATTTATATTTACTCTTAAATCATTATTTAAAATATCAAAATTATAAAGAGCAAATCCATGAGTATCATAAGTAGGGGTAGAAGCAGCAGGTGAAACTTGAAAATCAGTATATCTATGTTTATGTAATTCCGGAGTAAATGTAGTATATTGATTTGAAGTTCCACTAACTTTAAAATAAGGAAAAGCTAAACTTTCACCATAATACATTTTATCTTCACTAGTTCTTTTAGCTACAGCTACACCTATATAATCAACTTTATCTTTAAAACTTTCAGGTATATGTATATTATATATTTTCAAACCTAACCTTGCAAAACTAGTAAGTCCAAAAGTAGAATTTCCATTTGACCTTAAAGTTCTAAGTGTTGGAAATCTATGATGTTTATCTCCACCAACAGAACTTTCATTTTCCCAATAACCCATCATATTTGTAACAGGACTGATACCAAGATAGTTGGGAGTATATGCCCCAGTCATTAAAAAACTTCTTTTTATATTTATTTCTTCATTGGTTGTTGTAAATTTATCAGTAACGTTAGAAGAACCATCATGAATTCGAATATAAAAATATCCACTATTATAACAATAATCTTCATCTATCCTAGTAATATCATGTGTAATAATTAATTTTTTACCATCACCATCTACAACTCTACTAAATAAGAAATTTTGGGTTTTACCTGCTAAAGATAAAGTATTATAATAAGATTGAATAACATCTAAGAAATCATCATCGAATGTGGAACTTTCTATATCAAAATCATCTCCAAACATTATATAATCATTAACTCCAAAATTAACAGGTTCTCCAAGAATGAGTGTAACACTTATATTATTTATACCATTTACTTTATAATCTTGTTTAAGTAAATCTGTAGAAAACTCAATAGAACCAGCAACTTTAGAAGGAACAGTTCCAGAAGTATCTTTTTCCAAATCTAAAAAATCAGCATCATCAGGTAGTACTGCATCTCTACCAGGAATATTATAAGGAATACTTAATAAACCACTATCCTTTAATACAAAATAAATATAAAGAGAATAAACTTCACCAGGGGCAAAAGTTTTATTTTTAGGGTCACCTTTATCATAAGTACTTTCTGTATATTCTACATAGATTTGTTTTGCCAAATTTTCATAATGTAAATCTACTTTTTGTTCTTTAACTCCACCTAAATAAAGTTTATTATTGTTTAAAGTTACAGTTTCACATTTATCATAAAATGCTCTTTTTACAAGTATAGAATCAATATCTATTTCATAACCTTTTGTTTCAGTAAGTACAAATTCGTAATCATAAACATAACTAAATACATTATCTGAATCTTTAGTTACAGTTAAACCCCTAGATGTTCTAGGTCTATTTAAATGACGTACAGTTCTATTACCAAGACTAACACCAGTACCAACATTAAACCTATTAACACTACTTATATCTGTAGAATCTATATCATTTAATTTTTCATATCTATAAGCCTTTACAATTCCTTTATGTTTACGAATATAAGCTATTTCAATACCTTTTCTAGGAATATCACGAATAGTATCAATTTGTATTTTTATAGCATCATCAGTAATTTCATCAGGATTACTACCTATCTTAACAGCAGGAGATAACATACACCATTCACTAGTACTATCATCTACAAATATAAATCTTGCAGTAATATAATAAACACCAGGAAGAAGATTTCCATTTTGAACAACTTCTGTATTAACAATAGTATGATCAGTTCTAGGAAATAGAAATATTAATTCTTCATTTACAAGTATATTATTTTTAAGAACAAACTCATTTCTAGTATCAACATTTAAAACCATTGGTTCGATAGCAGTATCAGAAATACCATTACACCATGCTAATACAAAATCACCATTAGGAAGATAAGTATAAACTATATCAATAACTAAACTATGATCAAATATATAATCTAAACCACTTTCATAAGTAGTCATTATAATGCTATATTCGTCATTAACATCATCATATTTAACTATGGTCATATATAGATCATTACCATCTCGAATGTTACCAAATATATAAATATCTTCATCATTAGAAATGGAACTTACAGCATTAAAATATATAGTTTCATCATCATAAAAAGTTTGAATATAATCTTCAATATCATCCAAATCATCAAAACCATATTCGTTTTTAACAGACTTCCAACCTTCTGAAATAAGTATATTTTTGGCAACAGCCCAGCTACCATTAGGTTTATTTATATCTAAACCATCTAAAACAAGTCCTTTATTAATATCCATTACTCACTATATTTAGGGTGAAAAGAATGTTCAAAATCACTTGCATCAATCACAACTGAATTCCATAATCTACTATGTAATTCTCTTTGTTCTCTATCAAGTCTAAGACTTTCATTCTTAGCTTTGGGTTGATAATAATCAAACTGTAAAGCAGGATTAATATATCTATTATTTGCCGTAAGTGATAAAAGCGGATGAATATATCCACTATAAAGTATGTTCATAAGAATATACCAAACTATAGCTTCTTTACAATATTCAAGATCGGGAATTAATGGATAATAAATACCTGAAATTTCATCATATTCTTGAGGTATTCCAACATAATATAAATATATGATACCACTTTCAAAAGAAGTATCCAAATAACCACTTCCATTTAATATATAATTATGACGACTAGTAATATAATCAGCAGAAACTGTAACCTCTGTATTTTCAACAGTTCTTATTTGAGTTATGTTACCTTCATCATCATACTCTACATTTTGTATTGTATCTCTAACATATAAAGGATCAAATAAATTCTCATTAGGATTAACTAAACGTTTACCTATAACTCTAGGTAATATCTTACCCTCATACAAAACAGCGTCAATACGTTTAATTCCAGATGGAACAAAGCCTCTATAATTAGAAACTTCTATCTTAGTTACCATAGGTTGTAAACTAACGTATAGTTTAAGTTTACCAAGAGCTTCACCAACCCACTGAGGAACCTTTGGTATAAAAGTAGAAGATTTAATATTATAAGAATTAAAAACTCTACCAATAGTTTCTTTAGATGTAACAAGATTATAATTCATTGTCTTTAACTTTTTTATTTAAATACTTACGATAATGATCATTATCATATTCAGTACTAAGTTTAATCTTTTGTACCATACCTATATTAAGGTTTGGAATATCTTTAAAATTAGAACAATTTTTTAATTTTTCAATACTCATTTTAGTATTGTTAGCAATAGATGGAATAAAACTAAAAAGTTTAATATTTTTAACAAACAATGGTTTAGTCCATTTGAGATGATATACATATTTACTATAATTATATATATACCACATTACACCTTTATAATCTTCTCCACGAGCTTTGGCTTTCTCAGAATCTTCTTTTCTATAGGGAATCTGACCACTGTCAAGTAATTGCTGTTTATACTTATTTGACTCACCCCAATCAATAGACTTCTTAGAACGAGCTTTACCAGCTATATAAATATTTCCCAATCTACTTCCAAGGCTATAAGTATTACCATCTAAAAGAAATTTAACAAGTTCTTGATTATAACTATCATTTATTTTAATATAATCTTCTTTGCTTATAAGATATGTTTTTAGTTCTTCAATTTTACCATTAAGATATTTAACCCTATTATTTCTATAAACAAAATTATTAATAAATGATTTAAAAATGTTTAAATGTTCAGTATCTGTAGGTTTAGAAATAGAATCATAAGTATAACTATCAGAAACGGTACTTATAATTGAATGTTTAATATTTTCAATAAATTGATCTTTAGGTATTGGTTTACTATTTTTACTATATTTATAATATTCTGAATAAGAAATAATAGTTTCTAAATAATGATCTTTTAATTTACTTTGATCATTTAGAGAAGTTCTTAAACCTTTAATTTCAGTTAGAATATCATCTATATAATCAGAATATAGTTCTTCTTTACCTAGCGTTTTCATCTTCTTCAATATTTACTTCTTTATCAGAAGTATTAGTAACAGATAGTTCTCCTTTAAGAAGTTTAATTTTAATGTTCTGAATCATATCTTCACTAATAAAAAACTCCATATCATCTGTAAATGGAATACTAGCATCAGTATAATTAGAATTATCAATTAAATGAGGATTAACAAAAGGTGCCTCAACTACTAACTCTTTAAGATTAACATTCTTAGTATAAACGTAAACATAACCATTTCTAGTACTGTACTTATTAATATCTTTCAAAGCAGGTAAAGAATCAATATTACCTAAAGCATAAGGTTGAATATAAAGAAATGGAACTGTTAAATCTACAGCACCAACATAAGAGAATGGACTATCGCTAGGAACTCTAATCAAAGTAGCAATCTTATTCTCACTTCTAAAAACTTTATGATAACTATTCACACCATATAAATCAGAAGCATCAACCGGAACTAATGTAATCTTATATCTTTGAAGAAATTCTTCATCAAGACCATATTTCTGAACGCTACGTCTAATTTCAGTTGATCGTTCATGTATGATAAGAGCTTTAATTCTTTCATATAAAAGATGATCAAAAGGCTTTCCTAAAGCATCAATATATTCAGTAGCTAATTGTTTTAAAGAAGCCATAATTTAAAGTTTAGTTATAATTATATGAATACCAGCAACTAAAGCGATAACTCTAGCAAAAATAAAACTTCCAGGATTAATCTTATTAAGAAGTTTGTCATAATAACTAGTCTTACCTATATAATTAAATGGTAATTTAGATATAAGATTATAAATATAATCAAATAAAGAAAATCTTAATAAAGTATAACCTATAACATACCAAAGAATATCGTTAAGTTCAACCTTTAAAAAGAATGGTAAAAGAATAAATATACCAGTATTAATAGCCTTCAAAAGATGACTAAGTTCTTTATTACGTTTACTGTCCATTAAAGAATCCCCTGTAGAATCAAGGATTATGACAGTCAGAAATACTATTAAGATTATTATGTTCATCATTTTGGTATTTTGAATTTATGTTTATATTCAACAACAGTTTTAATAAATCTATAAGGAGTAAGTTCCCAAGGTTTTTTAATAAATCCTTTCCATACAGTATTAATAGCAGCAGCACTAAGTTCTACACAATACCAAGCATTAATCGAAAATCTACCAGTATGACCTTTCCAATAACCAGTGAATATTCTCCAAGCATGATAAACAAAATTAGTATATTCATAAGAAACACCTTCTTGAGCAAGTAGAAATTTCCAAACTTTATCCTTTTCTTGTTTAGTCATAATAGGTTCAAATACCCATATAACAGTATCTTTCTTAGTATGCCTATGACGATATTGTAATGAATGAGGATGAATACCTTTACCTAATGCTCCAATACTAATGCCATTATAAACAATATCACTATGTTGAGGAACTTTCTCAGGATAGACTTTAATCCTTAGGAATTGAAGTAACCACATTCCTAAATGAATAACCTTTGCTATAAATGTATTACTACGAATAAAAACAAGATAAAATCCAGTATTAGGAATATCTTTCCAATCTTTTACTATATAACTTTGTGCTATCATATATTTATTTATTTTCAGTTTTATTTCCAGTAGCTAATGCAATAAGTTCTTTAATTTCTTCAACTTTACCCATTTGTTTAGGAGCAAATATCATTATTCCAAGTAAAGCATTGAATACTAACCACACACTACTTATACCTAGCATCATCGTTATCGCATTAACTTCTCCTTTTAATACAAATGCAAATATTCCAAGTAAAGGTAAAGCAAGAGCGTTAAACCACATAAAGAATTTAAGTAATAAATAACTAAAATATCTAGTACTAGAATTATTACCCTTAGCATCTTTTAAATATTTTTCAACTTCTGTTTTCATAACTTTAATTATTAATTATTATATCTAAAAAAGTAAGAACCATTACGTCTTACTTTAAAATAATATTTAGTATTATCAATAGGTGTTTCAATACCCTGATATTCAAATACCCCTATATCAGGAATAGTATTATATGGAACTGTATTATTAAAATAATCAACTGTTAAACTAACATCCGTTCCAATATCAACAATAGGAGAAGTACTTAAAACTCTAAAATCTCCAAGAGTAGAATTAATAAATGCAGGATTATAATTATAATTAGTTGCTCCACTTATTTCAGGAGTCGTTCCATAATATACATTATAAGTCCACGTGGTCGTTCCAGTTCCAAGTCCTGTAACATTTAAAAGAACATTGTTTTTAGCCGTATAAGTACCAGTATTCAATGCAGCATTACAATTATAAAATACATTGTTATAAACATTATGTGTTGCCCCTGCTCCAAATATACCTACATCATCACATCCATCAAATATATTATACTCAAATGTTTGATTACCACTTGAATTATAAACTCCAAAAGCACCATTTTTAAAATAATTACCTTTAAAATAATGACCAGAAGTAATAGGGTAAACGGCAGGTCTATGGTAAACAGTTCCCATATTGAAATAATTATTTATAAAATTACATCCAACACTACCTGCTATAATTGCAAATTTAAAATCAGAACTCGTTCGATCAACAAAATTATTTGAATAGGTAACTATATGATCAGATTGAAAACCATCACCATTTGCTTGACTTTCATTATCATAAATTTGATCATTATCATTTACATCATGTACATAATTAGCATTGGCTAATATACTAATAGTACTCATAGATGCAGCATTGGCAAAAAACACTCCATCATTAGCAATATTATAAACTTCATTCCAAGAAAAATCAGTAATGTAACCATTATACATACTAACCCCACCACCAAACCTATGAATATCACAATAAAGAATTTTAGCATTATCCGAGTTTGTAGTAACATAGATACCATTACTAACAGTTGTACTTCCACCAGCATCAAGAATGTAATCTTCGCCCTTTACATCTAATTCTCTCAATGTAATATTATCAGAATTATCAGTTATAGTTATAGCTCTACCTCCATTACTAGTACAACTTACAATAGGTTTTGCTCCACTACCATAACTTCCTATTAACATATTAGAAATACCACTTATAAATAATTGAGTTCTCGATATACTTGAACCACGCTTACAAAGAATAGTATCTCCTGTATGAAATGTTTCAAAATTATTCAAAGGACTAGCTCTAGTTCCAGCTCCAGAAGTACCATCAAAATCAATAAAAGTTACATTGTTAAAATCTACAGAACGTATATAAAACCAAATATCGTTTGTAATAGCTCCTTTGGTAATAGTAACTTCAATAGAATCTAAACCTATATTTAAATTTATATCGTTTGCAATAACTATAGTACCACTATCAGCTACAGAATAAATATTTTGAAAATTAGTTTTTAAACTATAATTAATAGAAGTACCTAATAACTCAACCTCAGGATATGATCTAATAGTACCAACCCATTCATTATTACTAGCATCACTAGGAACAATAAAAGTTTGACTTTCACTAAGTACAGTTCTATACTGTCCAAATGAAATAATTTGAACAAACAATAGTAATATAAATATTAATTTCTTCATATCATTAATTTATTAAAAAGGAAAAGTTAGTCCAGAACCACTATTATAAAGTTCTGTAACTTCAGTAGGACTAAGTACTTTATTAAATATACCTAATTCATCCATTGTTCCAATAAAAGATTCCGTATGGAAATCTCTAGAACCAACTCTTAAATCTAAATCGTAGTTGATCGAAGCATCGTTACTCGTTCCTGTCTTAACAGAACTACCATTAACATAAAAGGCATAATTACCACTAGCATCATAAGTAAATACAATATGATACCATGTCGAAGCAGTTGGAACAAAATTATAATCACAAACATTAGCTTGTCGCTGTCTTATAAATTGAAGTTGTGTGGATGTAATAGCAAGAGCAGGACCCCCAGCATTACTCCAACCAACAATATATTGAGTACCAGTTACAGCACCTGGAACGTTAATCCAAACAGAATAACTTAAAGGTCTTGAAAATGATGTCCAAACAGGAACCTCAGAACCATCACTTGCAGCTTGAGTAATGGCATTATTAACAATTCCGGTTTCAGAATAAGTTGTAATCGTTGAACTTGTAGCATCATTTGCACTATCTGTAGCATCTGTAATAACACCACTACTTTCTTCAAAAGCATAATAAGCAACAGTATTTGCAACAAGTGGATTTAGTAAATTTCTAGGAACAATCAAATCAACTGAATCCCTTATGTAAACCACATTGATAACAGAAGAAAAACCAGTTCCATAAGTTAGTGTAGAATCAGTAAAAGTTATTGCAGAAGGAACGATCGAAGTATTACCAATCATTATAAAATTACTATCAGCAGCCACGTCTAAAACCTTACCGTAAAAGTCACCATGAGTTATAGTAGTATCTCCTTTAGCATTTGCATTCGTAAAATACATTACAGATACTGAACTTCCACCACCACCACTAACGGGAACAGACCAATTATTTGTAGCATTTAGGTAATAAGTAGTATCAAGTCCAGTAGGTAATTGAGGATAATCAGTAGAATCTTTATAAACAATACTTCCTGCTTCAACTGAACTAAGTGTAATCGAATCAATCCTTGTATTAACATAATCAATAGTATCATAATCCATAGAACCACTACCACCACTACCAATTAGTGATCTAAGTACAGGAATAGAATCTTGTAAGCTTGAAATATTAATATTAGATGAATCAACTCTATTGTCAAGATAATCTATTGTATCATAATCCATATTAACAGTAGTTTCAATAAGACCACGTAATACCGGAATAGAATCATTAATATTAGATATATAATTATTGAAATTTACAACAGAATCATTTATTTCACTAATAGAATCATCAAGACTTGAAATAAATCCATAATTCTGATTAGTAGCATAACGCAAAGATGTAATAGAATCATCATGTGCAGAAAAGGCATTATTCACATTAGTTCTAAGTTGATAACCACTAACTCCAGATGGAATAACTTGTGCTTTAATAGCAACAAATGCTACAAGCAACATCAGTATAAAAATTAATTTTTTCATAAGTATAACTATTTATTAAATTTGTTCTTCATCAATATTATAATCTTCCCCATTATAAGTAGCTACAAATTCTCTCCAAAACAGTATCATAACACCGCTACCAATCAAAGAAAGAAGTGGGGTAATATCATTACTATTAAACATTTTACCGCCATGACTTGCTCTGAAAAGAACATTACTATCATCGAGCTTAGTCTTGTAACCAAATTCTTCAACCCATTCTTCAAAAGTCTTTTGAGTATAAACAGGATTTTCAGGATCGGTATTATCAATATTTACAGAACCGGGAACTCCTTCAGGAACAGTATCGTTAAAAATACTTTTATCAACTTGTATTCCTAAACGAATACCTTTAAAGAATCCACCACCTGCAATAATACCACCAAGTTGTTGTAAAGGAATGTTAAGATCAATCTCTCCAATATCATCCCATACATAGAAGTAATTATCTTTCTGAATAGTTTTTAAACCTCTGCGATTAAAACTATCAGCTAAATCTTTGTAAGTACTATCATCAATATCAATACCTTCTCCAAGATAAATCTTACCAAAAGGTACTTTTGCAATAGCCTCAGCTTGTTGTAATGTATAACTCATTGTATTAATTGTTTTTTGTATATTTTTTCAAAATAGTATCTTCATCATCGCTTATAAAGCTTGCTCCTTTTGTAATAATTAAATCTTTATTATCGGTATCATTAAAAAACTGCTCTTTAGCTTCATAATCTTCAAAGTCATCTACCTTAATAACATTCGGAGTTCCATCAGCCTCAAACCAGTCATTACCAACAATATTTTCTGTTGCTTCAATAAGTTC